AGGCTCTGCTCCTTTTGTTTATTCTTGACTTTATCTTTGGAAACAGAGTTCTTAGCCATTTCCTTAAACTTCTCAATATTCTTGTGAATAGATTCTTTCCTTTCCGTTTTCTTTTCAGACTGTGCTAATGCGTGCTTAAAGGCTTTATCCATCACTTTCATATCTTTGGCTTGAAAGAATACAGAGTATTTTCCTGTTTCCTTATCCTTCATCACTGAAAACTTAACACCATACCGATTAAGTTCTTTTTTCAGTTCCTTAAGCTCTGCTTCTTCAACCGGAATTTCTTCAAGCTGACCTTTCTTTACCATATCCTTGAGCTTTACTTCACTACCTTCAGCTTTAACTAATTTCCCTAAACTGCCATGTTGTTTTGATCGCTGATGTAATTTATTGATATGATTTAATATCTCTTGATATGTTGCTTTAAATACATTTATTTCAATACTTATTACTCTATTTGCAATTTCTTCATTTATCATTAAAGTCCTCCTTCCCTCATGTCATAACTAATAAGTGCTGTATAATAGGCATCCATATTGCTTGGTGCATTATATGCCGCCGTTAAAATAAATGCCCTGACATTTCTTATTTTAGCTTCATTCTCTGATAAAGCATTTACGAGATACTCCATGTGCGATGAATCTAAACTTCTAAATCTCTCTTGAACTATATATGCAGGTAATTTTGTTTGATTGATAGTAACTGTATCATCTGCATTTAATATCATTACATCGGCTAAAACTCTAATAATTTCATCGTATGTTTTTGCAATAATCTTATTTCCTAATTCCATGTGTTCGTTATACCCTGTACTTTCTCTAAGTTCTTCTAAACAGGATTTATATGATTTTATTTTTTTAGTCCCTCCCTCCAATCCGTCCCTCATATACAAGTCCTCATATTTATGGATGGGTAGGTGGGAGGAATTCTCTGATGAAATATATGAAGTATTCTCTGATGAATTATTTGTAGTAATCTCTGGTAATGGTTCATGCAAGCTGCCATAATGCATTGGTGGATTTTCATCAAATGCATCAATGCTATATGCGTCATTGCATTGGTGAATTTTGCACTCTTCCATTGGGGCATTTTGCCCTAATGCATTGTGCATAGCGTTTTGACTTTCTTTCTCTAAAATTTTTCTTTCATGCTCCAGTTTTTTCCTGTTCAATTCAAGATATAATTCTTCTAATCTTTCATCATTTATCGTATACCATTTTGTTTTATCTCTTGGATCTTTATTATAGTTTCCTACCAAAAGATAACCCGCCTTTTCGAGCTTAGCAAAAGTTCTTTTTACTGTATCAACACTCATATAGTCGAAGTCTTTTTCTTGCCATGCCCTTATAGAATTGTATGTCCAATATTTCCCGTCATGATAGTTTTTACCGGACTTCTTATTTATCTCAATCCAATAATTTATTTGTTGCAATATTAAGGCTTCATTTAACCCTAGCGTTCTTGCCAATGCTTTATTTGCAACAATAGGCTGTTCATCAAATAAATACATACTCACATCGTCCCCTCCTTTCTTTTCAATTTTTGGCATGAAAAAAGACGATAGTATTTTTCTCTATCGCCTCAATAGTTTCTTTATATTTCTTTCAATCTATCTCTTGCAAATCCAATATATGCTGTAATCCATAATGCTATTTTAGGTAGTCCATAAGGACTTATCAAAAATGCTATTATCAATGCCTGAATAAAGGTAGTTGTATCTTTTTGTATAAGTGCTGCAATCGAACCTAACACCACTAAGAATGATAATATCCCTAAAATCATTCCACTAACACTAATTATGAATTTTAGAAAAGAAATTAGTATTGATAGAAGTAATATTATTGGAAACAATATTATTTTTATTACCCATCTCATAGAATACCCAACCTTTCTCTTAAATCATTTTGAAGTATCTCAAGGCATCCATGATAGCTTCTTCTTTCTCAGGTGTACATTGTGGAATAACTTGTTTTTCTTTTTTTGACTTATTATAATTTTCTCTCAACTCTATTCCACATTTCTTTTTAATCTGGGCAATATAGAGTGCTGAAACTTTCAGCCCAAATTTATTCAAGATATACTCTTTAATTTGCTCATAAGTAGCCTTGCTCTCAGCACTTGTCAAATCCAGCTCATCCAGCTCTACTTCAACACTTATATGCTTATCGACATTAAGTTTGGACAATAATGCTACCGTCTCCACGTGTGCTGATAGCTTTCTTCTATACTAATAGACTAAAGGGGGGAAACGATTTTGGAGTGATACTGTGGAACAAAACTATTCTAATAAAGTCTTAAGTTTTACTTTCATACAAGAAACCCTGTCATTATAGAAATCCTCAAAGTCCGGAAACTCTAGGCTAGTTTCATTAGAAATAAATAGTTGCTGTCTAGGAACTTCATTTTCTTCCACCCATAATTTCAATAATTTATCATTTTTTGCAGTGTTCAACTCGCTGTTCAGTAATTGTAGATTTCCAAGTTTATTCCAATTATTTGAAACTCGACTAATCATTTCACCATACTCCGAATTTTTCTGTTTAAATAAAGTTTGTGGATGAAGATGGTCAACATGGAAGTTTTGATTGTAGTAATCGAGTTCTGGATAAAATAAAGATAAAACGAAGAATACATCCCCTCCATATGTACGTTCAAACAAATCATCAATAAATTCTGAATCGAAATTGTAGTTCTTCGTTGGATGAGATTTAGCTTTATCAATAATTGATTGAAGTGGAAATTCCCCATCATTTTGTTCATTTATTATTTTTCTAAGTTCTAAGAGTACTGTATCAGCCTGGCCACCAAAAATTCTCTTTAGGAACGCAAGAATTAACCATTTCTTAATTAATTTATGGTTTTGAGTTCCAATGAATCTAGCTTTTATTATCTCTTCTTCCATTTCATGTTTATAAACAAAATATATTATAGGGATGGCCGCATTTAATGCAGGGAAAGTCTGACTATTGAATCCCATCTTATAAAACATTTGGAAAACATTTGAAATGACTATCTTAATGCGATCCCAATCTTTAATTACCTTCCTCAACAATTCTTGATCAAAATTCTTCACCCTATTTTTTATATCCGCCGAATAAATTACCAAGATTGATTTAATAATCAAATCTGAACTAATATTGAAATCCCCAAAATTTCTAATATCTTTAATCAGTTCATCAAATTCATCACGACTTTCTTTCCAATGAGTGGTTAGAACTGACATCAGTAAATCTGAAAAAGTTAACTTAGTTCCGCCATCATTAGTTCTAATAAAAATGTCTAATATCTTATCTAAATCCTGTTCGTCTTCTTGGTAATAGTTTAAAATTTTAGCTTCTCTGATAACTTTATTCAATTTTTGTAAAGTATTGCGAGCATACTTTTTATCCAAAATATTTTCATGACTATCTACGAAATCAGAAATTTCTCCGAAAATGTCATCTTGATTAATTGCTAAAATATCTGTTACCTTATACCAACAGTTATTACTGTCCACCTCTGATTCAACTTGGGTCAAAAATCTAAAGTCATATTGTCGATCAATACTAGACTCACTAGTAAATTCAGATGATATATTTAAAAACAAAAATTTTTCATCAAAGTGATCCGATTTATCAATCCACTGTTTGTGTGGTTTTTTTACAGTATAACTCCCTTTCAATCCAATATATAAACTGTTCAATCGCTGTTGCCCATCAATTACAGCAAAAAAGTCAGAATCTGATGCAGTTTTATTAATCAATTCGTTCTCCACAGCAAATCTTTGTTTATATTTCCTCAAAAAAGAATAATAATTATATTCATTTTTGATTTTTGGATCAGTTATTTCCCATAACATAAGCGAGTTCATTGGATAATCCCTCATGATACTATCAAATAATAATTCGATTTGTTCAGGTTGCCAGACAAAACGTCTCTGAATACCTGGTAAAACAAATTTATTTTCATCAATCTTATCTATTGCTTCCTTTATTGTTATTGCACTTTGAAACCCTTTAACCATAGAAGTTCTCCTTAATTTTTATTATTAATATTCTACCACAAAAATATGAAAAAGGCCGTAACAACAATGGTTTCCCACTTTTGTTACAGCCTTTCGTCTACTTTATAATTCTACCTCAGTCCCCTCTAAAAATCTGACAGTTATCTGTCCATCCTCCACAATTGTAATACTATCCAATGTCTGACACATCTCATACGAATCGAATTCCCAGGATGGCTTGTTTATCATATCAGCTAACTTTGTACTATAATGCTTTTCTAGGGGACGATTTTCTTCGAGAATCTTATTCCACTTTCCATGCAATAGATCCACGTTCTCACTCAATAGTTCTACAGCCATTACTACGGCTTTCTCTAACGTTTCTTCATCAATATGGTTATTCTGACAGCCACTCTGTCCTTTGACCCTATATCGATTGTTACATTGCCAAACCTTGCGTTTACCACGACTGGTGGTCCAGTTCTTTCGACCATAGGCTGAACCACATTCTTTACAGAACACCTTAGTTGTAAAAGGGTTATCGTCATTTTGCATGATATAGGACTTGAGCTGATGCTCCTCTCGGTAGGCTTTCCTCCTTGCCAATTCCAACTGTACTAATTCCCAAGTGTCTTTGTCGATAATAGCTTCATGGCTATTTTCTACATAGTATTGGTTAACTTGACCGTCATTTTGAACACGTTTCTTGGTCAGAAAATCCACTGTAAAAGTCTTTTGCAATAAGGCATCACCCTTGTACTTTTCATTTTGAAGCATCTTCTGTATAGCACTTGGATACCAATTTGCCTTTCCAGTCCAACCAGGTATTTCATTGTCATTCAAATACTTAGCTATGGACTCAGGGCTATACCCCTCTAAGAATTTCTCGTATATGAATTTAACTGTTTCAGCTTGCTGAGGATTAATGATAAGCCTACCATTCTCATCCTTGTCATAACCCATGAACTTCGTGGTATTCACGCGCACCTCACCACGTTCAAACTTCTTACGAATTCCCCAAGTCGCATTCTCTGAAATGGAGCGAGACTCATCCTGGGCCAAGGAAGAAAGGATTGTCAGGAGAACTTCACCTTTGGAATCTAGGCTGTCAATATTCTCCTTCTCAAAAGTTACACCAACACCCAGTTCTTTCAGCTCTCGGACATACTTTATACAATCAAGGGTGTTTCTGGCAAATCGACTGATTGACTTGACCAAAATCCTATCCACCTTACCTGCCCTACAATCTTGTATCAAGCGGTTAAAGGCATCACGTTTTTTGGTATTGGTTGCTGAGATGCCCTCATCCGCGTAGATGTCAACTAACTCATAGTCCTCGTGTTTGGAGATATACTCTCGGTAATAATTAACTTGGTTTTCATAACTTGATAGCTGTTCTTCTTGGTCGGTGGACACTCGACAATATGCGGCTACCTTGATTTTCTTCCTGACCTGATGAAAAACGCTGGTCTGCACTTTCTTGGCCGGAATAACTGTAATACTTTTCCCCATTTCTATCCCTTTCTATTACTGTAACTGGTGAGTTTATCTCCCAATTTGAAATATCTACTTCTGGAACTCGCATTCCCTGACAGGCTACTTTTCCCTCTTTTATATATTTGGAACAGCACCAAACAATTTTTTTCTTATAGGAAACTTGTCTCTTCAAAGTCGAGCCACAATACTGACACTTTAACAAACCTGTAAATTTATAGGTTTTATTTCTACCTTGTTGCCATCCTCTACTATTTAATTTGTCCTGAACTACTTGCCAGTCTTCCTTAGAAATAATAGCTTCATGATTATCCTCTATCAAGTATTGTTCAAGTTCTCCTTGGTTCAATTTTTTAGGACCATTCACACCATCATGGAAATACTTCTGCAGTAAGACTGAACCTTTGTATTTTTCATTGCTTAACATTTGACGGATTGTTGTGTCATGCCATTTAGCACCTGTAACAGTCGCAACTCCCTTTTCATTTAACTGTTTAGCAATACGATGTGTACCATTTCCTGCAAGGTAAAGTGCAAATATTTCCCTTACTATTAAGGCTTCTTCTGGATTGATAATCAACTCACCGTTTTCGTCGACATCGTATCCTAAGAATCGCTTGGTGTTAATGACCAGCTCTCCTCGCTGGAATTTCTTTTGAAATGCCCAACGTTGATTGCCACTCATACTCCTTAACTCGTCCTCTGCGATACTAGCTAATACCGAAAGCATCACTTCCCCCTCACTTGAAAGGGTATGAATGTTTTGTTCCTCAAAGAATATGTCTACTCCTATTGCCTTCAGTTCACGACTAATTTCAAGAACTGTAACCGTATTTCTGGCAAAGCGGGCAATTGACTTGGTATGAATAACATCAATCTTACCTCTACAACAATCTTCAATCATAGCTTGAAAATTTGGACGATTATCCTTAGAACCAGATATACCTCTGTCATGATAAACACCTATAAAATCAATATCGTCTCTATTGGAATACAGTTTTTCAAAATACTGCTTCTGATTTTCTAATGAATCTAACTGACTTCCATTAGTCGTCGAAACTCGAATGTAGGCACAGACTCTCTTCCTATGTTTTTGTCTATTGACTCTAATCTTCTTTACGGACATTTACTCTCCTTCCTATGTAATGGCACACTATATATCACTCTAAAAAGGATATTAGTCAAGTTATCAGACCAACTAATTCGACCTGATACATTTATGCCACAGTTCATGGAATACAAATATTCCTCCTACCTTACTAGGTAGGTTTGGGAGTAATTTTTCCGCACTTATTGAAAAAAAGGCAAAAAAATAAAGCCTGATGTTTCCACCAGGCTAATAACATAATTATGATATTCTAAACCAACCTACAACCTTACCGAGTTTAACTGTTCCAGTTGAATCATAGAGTGAGCCATCCGCCATCCATTGACGTTTCACACGACGAGTAATTCCACCGCCACCAATTTCCAATTGGTCATTGATACCGTTCTTATTATGGTCAGAATACCCATCAATATTCTGTTCCACACCATCAATACTTTTTCCATCTGAATCCGTCACACAGACACCAATGTGACCATATACCAAACCATCCGTCTGAATGACATAGAAATCACCTGCTTTTGGATTCACACCCCAAGCATCATAGATTACTTGGAAACCATTTGATTTTGCTTTCTTCAAACAATCAATGGCATTAGTATAGGACATATTCTTGTCCGTAAGTTCTTGAACAATCTTATCCACCAAGGCAACACACTGTCCACCATATGGGTTAGATGGAACAGACACCTTTTGACCGACCTTAGACAATGCTGACGCAACCACACGGCTTGCAACACTGGTTGGAATAGCGGTTGTTGTCCGTGAAGCTGCGTTGACCTTTAGAGTTTGTCCAACTCTTAAAATATCCGTCTTCTTCAAGCCGTTTACCGCAAGAAGAGCATCAACTGTTAAACCAAACTTCCGAGCGATTCCATAATACGTATCGCCTTTCTGTGCTTGATAGGTCTGCTCACTATGGCCTTTAGTTGTTCCTTCTACATCCTGCTCAAGCACCCATGACTTGATTCCATCAAGTAGATAAGCTCTCTTACTGTTGGACTGGTGAACATTTTTTACTTGGAGGATTTTGTAGGTGCGCCCCTTGACCCAGTTGGCGATTTTTTGACCAGTCTGATAATGAGTCGCATGAGGCAACACCCTAAGACTATCACCAACAAGATAGATTGGTTTTGAAGGAGTTCCTGAACTCCCAACGGTTGAACTGGGTGTCGAGGGAACTATGGTCTTGACTTCAACTCCTGTTATAGCTGATGCAAGACCTCTCGCAATGTCCTCTTTCTTGTTCTCAAAAATCGCCATATCTTGTTCATTATCGATGAAGGCAATCTCCACCAAACGATAGGTGTATCCACGACTTGCTGCTTGGTTGGCATTATAGAGCCAATCTACCTTCTTAATGCCACGATTATGGAAATAACGTGAAAGGAGAGATAGGATAGCCATATCTTCCTTATCCGCTTCTAAGGAAGATTGAATCAAGACTTCTGTTCCTTTGGCATTACCATTAAAGGCATTGAAGTGCAATTCAGTAATTGAGTCGTATCCCTTACCAATACTAATAATACTCCGATAATCATAAACATTTTGTTCGGTAATAAAATCAATCTGTTGTCCACTATAGTTAGACATTAACTTGGCTAATTCTCGAACCTTTCCTGCTTCTGTGATACCCAGTTTGGCATTCACTGCTCCAGGATCATAGCCTGTTCGCCCTTGTCCATGACCACAAATGACTAGATGTTTTCCCATATCTTCTCACCTCTCGTTGATTTGTTTTAAGATTGCTTGTAGTTTCTCAGGTATTGGTAGACCAATTCGAACGGTATTTTCTAAAATACTTAACCCCTCATTACTGAGATAAAAGAAAATGACCATGGTGCGAATGGTTCCACCTTGCTTGATAATGGCTGTATCAATCAGATGACCTAGTGAAATTAAAAATAAAATGGCTATCTTTTTAAAGATGCCACGAAAACCGATACTACTAGGCAATTGTTTCTCTACAACCGCCGCAAAAATTCCTGTTAGATAGTCAATAATAATGAAGACAAGTAGGGCATATAGGATCCCATCCAACTCTCCAAATAGACTACCAATCAAGCCTCCAATCATGGAAAATAAAATCTTATTAAGAGTTAACAGTTCCTTCATCGGTCACCTCACTTTCTACTTTACCTTCCTGCACAATGGTAGGATCTGACCAATCCGGTTGACCGTTCTCATCAAACCGCATCAGATAAAAACAATCATGGAATAAATCAGAAAGGTTCAGAGTTAATGTGGTACTGCCCCACTGATTAAAAGCCCAAACTGTTTCTGTTGTAACCAACTGCCGCTTTCCATTTTTTATGGCAGGTCGCCTTACCTCTTCAAGATACATGTAAAAATCCTGCTCTGCTGTCTTACAACGAATGAACTCTCCATTCTTACGCATGTAAGTGAGAGCTGTCTCCAAATCAAATGGTTCTGTTATTTTGTCAATATTGAGAAGTGCCATGATAACTATTCTCCTTTCCCTTCTTCAGGTTTTGTCTGAACTTCTAACAGCTCAGTCAATTCCTGTTTTTCTTTACGCAACAGGCTAAGTTCCTCATCCCTTTCCACCAATTGGATGGCAATGAGGTTCTTAGCAGTGATTTCATCAGATAGCTTGGTGACAAGCTCCTGGATAGTTAGTTTAAGTGATTGGTTGATTTGTTCTAGATGCATCTGTGAACTCCTTTATTTAATAGTGTCCCATGTCAAGATGACGTCACCTCGACCTGTGATGTTTACTAAGTGTTTAAAATTGTGATTGAATTGATGAAGTACATCTTTTAGACTGACATAGGTTGTCCCATTTCGATAGATGCGGATATCACCGATATTCAATATCGAACTTGGTCGGTCAGATGCTTTAAAGGCATCAATACTCAATCGGTTAGGCAACGTTACTATTTCCCATCCATCTGGATTGGTATATGGAGCACTGGCTAAACGTACTTTATCACCTACCACATCAATTTGGTCGGTATCAGTACCATTCCATGCTCGAATCCCTACAAAGCCACCGTCATTGGCATTCCAGTTGTTCCATCGATTCGAACCGATAATGGTTACACCACATGGTTTCCCGTTTGACGTTCCAGTCTCAAAGGAAACCCATTGGTGAGGATATCCACTAACCTCTCGAGAAATGGATGGAGAGTTGGTAAAGAACTTGATGTTTCCAAGTGATAGATTGATTTTCATAGCTCCGTTGATTGCTGACAAAATACCGCCTGAAATTTTGTTGGCAGATAGGGTTACTGACTGCACTTGGGTAATAAAGGCAGATTTGGCAAACAACTGCTTGAGATAAGCTTCTGTTGCCATAAACTTGGTAAAGAAAGCCTGGTCAACCTTTAACTTGTCCGCAGTAATAGCTTCTGCTCCAATCCGAGCTGCTGAGATGATGCCTGACGTGATCTTTCCTGCATCAAGACTGGCAATCTTACCGCTCGCAATCACTCCATCTTGGATATAGGTTGTACCTGTTATTTGAACGAGTTTTCCATCAATCTTGACAGTGCCATCCTTATTGAGATTGAGCTGACTCAGGACTGTTCCTGCACTGGTCAGATTTCGAACCGACCACGACCCTGCAAGTGTTGAAACCTGCGTTTGAATGGCAGTTACTGTGGCAGTTGTTGCTCGACTTGTTTCTAGATTGCCAACTCGTGCCACAATCCCAGTAGCCGTTTGAACAACCTGACTGATTTGATTGGTGTGATCTCCAATAGTCCGAGTGTGACTACTTACAGTATCCCGCACTTCATGAAAGGCGTTCACTGTCGTAAAGTCGTCTAATGATGGCGTCCAATAGTCTGGAAAGATATCACCAGTTGATACCATTAAGGCTCTCACATGAAACTTACCTGTCTTAACCCCATCAATTCTGACTTGAAGTTCAAACCCTTTTGAATGTTGGTACATCTCTTGAGTGACTGTGGCGGTCAGTTTAATTAACCGATAGTTGTTACCCGTCGTCAGATTACTGCTCCACTTATTGTAGAAAGGGTGATACAAATTCCAGTTGGTCCATGTCCAAGCATTTTGGCTATCCAAGATTGGACCTTGGAGTTTCATAGAACGAGTCGTTACCGCAGGGTCAAATGTAATCTCATCCGCTGAGATATGAACATATAAATGCACTTTTGACCCAACATATATACCACTTCCATCTCCAAACTGAACTCTTCCTAAAGAGGCTACCCAGTTGCTATTGGCATTTATCGTCTGATAAGCACTCCATCTATCCGAAGTACCAGCTATCAAATTACGATGTGAAACTGAGGTAGGAATTCTGCTTTCCGTTTGACTGATTCGTTGAGTGAAACTATCAGAGGTTGTTTTGACCAAGTTCTGCACACTGGTTGTCGTCGCATAAGGTTGTAGCGAACTGCTCGTAAGATAGCCACGACCAGTAATATTGGAATCAACCTGTGACTTGGTTTGGTAGCCTTTTGAGTTAATGGCAGATTCAACTTGCGTACTTGTTAGCCGTTGTTCAATTTGCCCAGCCTGTGTTCTGATAGTGGTTTCTGCATTTGCTACTCGACCAGTCAAGTTATTAAAATCCGTCTTTGCGACTTTCTGTGAGATGGCGTCATTGGCAATCCTTAAATCTGCCTTTGTTTGAGTAATCTGACTTGCGTTTGTATTGGCCTTAGCCAAGGCATTGTCAGCGGTTTTTTTGATCCCCTCAAGAACGGTCTTATCAGCCTTAAGCAAAATAGATTGTTGCGTCTGTTGGATGGATGTAGTATGTCCTTCAACAGTTCGTTTCAAGTTATTAAAATCCGTTTGACTAATCTTTGAGGATACATCCGAAACTAATTGTCGAATCTGGGTCTCACTACTAGAAATCTTTTCATTTGCTTCGGTTAATCTCGTAGAAACCTGCTCTACACCAGAAGCCGTTTGAGTGATGAGTGTCCGTTGGGTGGTCAATTCACCAGCTATATCTGCTGGATTTTCTGAATAACCTGTGTCTAGTGAGGTCTTTGCGACTTTCAATCCTGCCACATAGAATTTATTGCCATTTGGGACAGTGCTGCCATTGTACTCCGTTCGAAATTGGAGTGAACCATCAGATATGACATGAACTGTTTTCCAGTAGCGTTTCCAGTCACTGGTGACAGATATGATATCGTCCGATTCCCTCACTCTTGCGACTGGAACACGATAGACACCCGAACCAGTCCAAATTGATGAGACTTTGATTGAAGTGAGAGGCTGACTAGCTCTAGCATAAAAGCTAAAGGTAAGGACATCTCCTGCTTTCACAACAATATTCTGATGACTTCCGTTATAACCCGCTTGGGTTGAACGAACAACCAGTCCTCTGAAATTCTCCGTTTCAGTGGACCAATTGTTTCCTAAATGCCAGGCATTTCCTTTATTCGACCAATCACGAGTACCTGTCATCAAATTGAGGCCATCTAGGCTAGTTGGAATTTTCGCATCCACTTGACTGATTTCAGTTGTTATGCGATTCCCCAATTGCGTAATCGATGACTCGGCAGTTTCGATTCTCTGTTTTGCTTGGTTAAAATCGCTAGTCTTTACTCGCTGAGAAATTTGGTCTGCTTGTACTTGAATCATGGATTCTGCACCGGTTACTCGACCAGTCAGACTATCCACCAGTTGCTTACTCGCAAGAAGTTTTATATCCTCCTTGGTTTGCGAGAGATTGGTACTGACAGTTGCCAACTGTCCACCTAATAGTGATTTTGCTACATCAACCAATCGACTGGCTTCAGAGATAGCTTGTGATTTTGCTGTCGCAATCTTTGACTCTGTTTGACTACGCTCCGTTGAAGTCAATCGGTTAGCTTCTTGAATGGCATCAAGCTTGGCTTGTTCTGCCCTTCTGAGGGCTTCAGTTGCCCCAGTTTGAGCCTGTTCTGCCTTTTGTTTGGCTTCTGTGGCTAGGTTGCTATTTACCCCAGCCTTTGCCAATAATTCACGAGTTGTACGTTGCTGCTCCTCTTCTTGTTGCCGCATCTGTTGGTGAATAGTAGAAAGTTCACTATCAATGCTGGCCTTTAATCGATCCGCATAGACCTCCCCACGACTTTGAGCCTGTTCGATAGCATTATCAATGGCTACTTGACGTTTCTTAAATTCCGCATCAAAGGCTCTGTTGGCATTATCAATCGCAATTTCAACGGCAACATCCTCACTCCGCTTATTCCCATCAATGAGATTATTTGCTAGTGTAGTTAGGCTACCGCCAGTTTTACTTGTTCCGATACTTGCCTTATCATCAAATGTGATAGAGCGGTAATTCTTAGCTAAAGGATCAAAGTCATAAGCGATGGCTTTCTTCCGCACATCAATACCGTGTAGCTTGCTTTTTAAAGTTACGGTATCGCCTAGATGAACTGTTTGACCATCTAACTCAAATGACTCAATGATGATGGCATCTTTTGGCTTATCAATTCCCTCTAAGCGAAACTTGCTACTAGCCCACTCTATTAACTCTTGACTAGTTCTGACACTATTATTTGTATAAGTCACTTCATTGATGAAAGGATAAGAGTTTATCAACGGACTGTCTACAGTTACTTGAAGGACAGTTTCCCTATCCTGACCCTCTTGTTTAAAGCTTGATGTCGCATGGATACGTGTGATAATCTGTGAACTTTCTTTGGTTCGTTGATACTTCTTCAAATTGTAGTGAGTAGAGATGACTACCCCACGGTCTTGTCCCCGCTCACCCTTTATAGTTAGGGCAAGGTTATCACGAACCAGTTCACCCTCCCAAGTTCCAAGAATAGAATGTTTACCATCCATCAGGCTGGAGTACAGCGTCTGTTCCTTGTCCGTTGTATAGGTTCTGTTCTTGACAATGTCACTGGTAAAAGAAAAATCTCCCAGTGGAGACTTGCTTGCCATGACCATGCTTGATAGAGCTGTTGCACAGGTTACCTGTTCACACCTAAATTGAGATACCAACCTAGTCATGATGTCATCTGATATGTGATAGGCCACAACTTCAAGACTGGTGTCTCCTTCGATTACTTTCTTTATCCGAAACAACTGATGTCCCAATACTGGAACTGGGCTACGAACGAGGTAGTCCTCTTTTAACTCTCGAAATAGTCCGCTGTCTGTGATCGGATAGGTAAAATTCAGGACAAAATCCCCATTCAAGTTTTCTTTAACGCTTGCCTTAGTGGTCTCTGGAAGTGGTTTCCCATGCCATTTTGCCGTTCGAACATTTTTTTCTAATAATGATAACATTAAGCCCACCCCCAATTCATTTCTATTGTTAATGATGTAATGCCAGCACCTAAGACAACTCCAACCGAGTCATTTCTCCCTGCATCAATGGAAATAAAATCGCCAGACCATTTTACAGGCTGACCTCTTTGTGTTATAAAACTTGGCTGACTAGGATTATTATCCATAATGACTGTTTCTTGTAATCGCTCCATGCGGATGACATCTTCCCCAATCGTAAAGCTAGTTTCACTAGTCGAGTTGCCACTTATGGTAATCTTTGGAAAAGCGATGGCTGAACCTTGACATCGCAAAACACCACTGGTTCTAAACACCTGCGAGGTTGTCGTTTTGAACCACTTGGTTGGGTGACAAGAGAAAGTGACCTTAAGCTCATACACCCCCAACTTATCCTTTTGAACTGGAGTATGGCGAACCTTGTAACACCAAAAGCGTATGGTCTTGAGACTTGCGTTCTCAAGCCAGAATCCCTCTTTCAAAAATAGCTTCAAAAAGGAAAATAACTGTTCTTCACTAGGTTTAACAAGATAGAGGATGTAACTCAGTTCCATGACACTTCTGCGAGGATTGGTTTGAAGAACCGCTCCTGACAGACCTTGGTGTTCTATCAATTGCGTCTTACTTTCACTAACTGTGATAGAAGGGCTATCTTCTACGATTACCTTAAAAGGAAAACTAGCCGTGGACACTCCACCAATGGTTAATGCATTATGTCTAATCATGGTTTCACTCCTCTCAATCCTTTCTGACGTTCTAATTCATAAACAAGTTTCTCCCCAACCATCTCCGCAAGTCGGTGAAGGTCAGTCTCTTCTCTTACCGTATTTCCAGTAATGGTGATGTGAATGGTTGGTAGATTGCTTGTCATGGTCTTTGCGATTCCTCGACCAATTGCACCCAATGTTTGTTCATTCAAAGGCAAGACTGCTTCTTTTCCAGCCTCACCCCCTACCATTAGACTATTGCCGTTTACGCCAAATGCGGTTGGTTTGGTTAAAATTCCTCCTTTGGCATACCAATCAATGGAGATTCTTGGGATTCCACCTTTCAACCAATCGAGTGGATTGGCTGAGCCTGACACTCGAAAATGAGGAAGGGGAATATGTGGCCATCTGATTTGGAAGTTAAAGAGATTTTTAATGGCATTGATGGCATTACTCACGGCATCTCTTGCACCATTGATAGCACTTGAAATGGTATTTTTCACACCATTCCAAACTGATGAAACCGTATTGGAGATGCCTGTCAAGATGTTGGATACGGTATTACTGATACCATTCCAGATAGTTGAAACAGTTGAACCAATCGCAGATAGGACACTGGATATTGTCGATTGAATAGCTGACCATATAGTTGAAATAACAGAACTAATGGCAGATAGTACATTTGAGATGGTATTCTTGATACCCGTCCAAGCAGTTGAGATGTACTGGGCGATGAAATTGAGAGCCAAGGAAATAAGGGACTTAATGCCCTCCCATACCATCGACAAGACCTGCTTGATGGTTTCCCAAGCGCCAGTCCAATCACCAGTGATAACCTGCATGACTGCCTTGATGATACCAAGTACCATATTGATAGCAGTCTCGACCACAATCTTTATCATCTCCCAAGCGGCTGTAATGATGAGTTTGATATTCTCCCAACTTGCTTGGATGAGCGGTCCAAGAATAGTCATCACCGTTTGAATAACCGTAGTGATGGCATTCCATACCGTGGTTGCAGCATTTAGAATCAATTGCTGGTTTTCAGTCCACCATGTGGTTAGCGTTCCCCAGATGGACATAACAAAACTAGAAATCTGCTGGATGATCATAGTCAGAAAGGCATAGATACTATTCCAGATTTCCATCACAATCGTTCGAAAGCCTTCGTGATTCGCCCAGAGTTCTTTTAACCCAACAATCAGTAAGGTAATGGCAGCTACACTACCAACAATAATCCCCACAATCGGCAAAAATGCCGTTATCATTCCAACAACGGTTGTCCCCATAGCGGCTGCCGCGACCTGTAAGCCCAAGAAAACTGGAAGTAACATCCCTACCACGGCTAAAATACCTGTGAAGATAATGACGACTTCCTTGATGGGACTGGATAAGTTGGTAAACCAAATCGCTAGTTGACTAACAATGTCTGCCAAACTTTGGAAGACTGGAATAAGCATCTCCAGAATCGGTTGACCGATTGCTGCTAGAGCATTAGTTCCAGACTGTCTTAAGTTACCCAGAACGTTTTCCAGTCCGTCTGATTCCCTTGCAGCTTGTCCCATGGCTCCAGAGAGTTCATTACCGTCCTCTACCATTTGAAGGAGGGTTAACTGCTTCTGAGCTTCTGATAGTTCATTGAAGGACTTTCCATAGAGCTTGTTCGCAGCTGCATTACGAGTGGTTTCTGTCGCAGAAATACCTAGAGCTGCGTCATTTTCATAGTTACCTTTTGAGGAAGGACTGCAGGTTTTCGGTGACTTCTTCGATGGATTTGTCGTAAAATGCTGCCCCATCAGCCGCTGCTCTGGTGGCACGAGTGGTCAGATCCAAAGCCTGAGCCGTATCCATCCCAGAGGTTTTGGCAAAGGAAGCCATCTGAGTGAAGGAGGCTTGAAGACGCTCTGGAACAATGTCCATCTCTTCCCCAATCCTATTGAGGGCATCCTTAGCAGCATTCTCCATATCCCCAAAGACGGTAGAGAATTGGGCATTGCTGGCTTGAAGTTGAGCTGCCGCAGACATGGACTCTGTTCCGACTTCGAAGATTTTCTGAGAGATGTCTGCTAGCTTCTCACTGGTCGCTTGAAGTGCCTCAGCCCGAATGGTGTCAGACATGGCTTTCATGCCATCTTGAGCACCATCGGCAGAGGAGCTGGTCTCATCCATCTCGTTGTTCAGGTTATTGAGAGCGGTCTTTGCTTGATTCAACTCAGCTTCCATCTTATTGGCTTCAATGGAATTCTCACCATATTCACTCTTTGTCAGGGCTAGTTGCTTTTCGAGATTGGAAATTTGTTTAGAAACAATTTCTGACTGTGCTCCAATCTTTTGTTGGGCTATGGCATTGCGTTCGGCTTCGGAACTATTGAATGACAAAGCACTTTCTTGTAACTCAAATTGAGACGTGACCTTGTTCATCTCACTTGCTAACTGCCCCTGCTCCACTTGGAGTTCATCTAATTGTTGAGCCGCTGAACTACTGGATCGACCGTGATTCTCAAGCGTTGATGACACATCAGCTAACTTAGTTTCATAGGAGGTTAGCAGCCTTTGAGTAGTTTCCACCTCACGTTGAAAGGCACGGTACTGGTCTGCCCCAATATCCCCAGCCTTAAATTGAGCTTCCACCTGTGATTGGGCTTGACGGAGCGTTGCCAATTTTTCTTTGGTTGTCTCGACTTGTTTTGCCAAGACTTCCTGCTTTTGCGTCAGAAGAGTGACATTGCCAGTATCAAACTTGAGAGCCTTATCAATCTGTCTTAATTCTTTGGTAGCTTCAGATGCTTGTTTGTTTACACCCTTAAGTGCATCTTGTAAGGGTTGGGTATCGCCACCAATTTCAATCGTAATTCCCTTTATGTTTCCAGCCATAGTCCCTCCTTTCTACCATCAGAAATTATCAAAATCAGCTTGAGTTGCTCGGCGTGTTTGAGAAGTTTCTCGAGTACGCACCTCCACATAGTCCGTTTGGTAGTCAAGTGCCATCCCAATAGAGATATGTTTTAAATCGTCAATGGTCAAACCAGTCTCCTTACAACAGGAGAAATAACTCTCTACTGTGAAGATTTCCTCACTCGCTGCTTCTGTTTCATCTGCTTTTTTCTGGTTGACATCCCTTGGTTCAACATATTCATCAAGACAGGGGCTACTTCCTGAACTGGAAATTCCTCCAATTCCATGAAGAAATCCACAAAAGGTTTCACACGAGGATTGGCAGATTTGGCAAAAACCCAAAAAATCCGATGGAAAAAGGTCATATCAAAGTCAGATAAGATAGACACATCAACCTGACTTGCCTTGAGTTCTTCCCCTTCCTCCAGCTGGTCTAGCTTATCCAAGATAGCTTGACTATTGACCATCGAGAATAAATCTTGAAAATAGTCCTTACCAAACTGCTCTTTATAAGCGATTGGGGTGTAGGCATTGGTTGCTAACTCGTAGGTCGTGCCTGCTATTGTAATACTTTCTCTCATGGCCTTCTCCCTTACTTACGAGGTTCAAAAACTGCCTTGAACCAGTTTTCACGAATCTCATCACTCGTTTCCTCCGTTGTACGTCTACGTACAACTTTATCAAGTGGTCGAGGACTGGCAGTAAAGGTCAACTCTACCTCATTGATATCCGAACCTGACTTGGTTTTTGAACCAACAGTCGGACGAGATGCGTAACAATAATACAAAACGTGTAATGTTTCTTTTTTATCCCCTTCAAAACGGAACATCAACGCAAAATTTTTCTTTTCGCTGTTTGCAATCTCTGAAATGGTGTTTGTCGTCGCATCCAACTGTTCTCCGAGGACTCGAGTCAAAAATTCCTGCGTTAGAAGAGCAACTTTTAGTGTTCCTTCATAACCATCGTTTGACTCCGTTGTATAAAAATTGATATTGTCTGCCTTATAAGAACCCTTGTCACCTGTTGGTTCAAGGGTTAATTCTGCAGCACCACGAAGGCGTTCTACATTGCCGTATGTCAACGTACCATCAGGACCTTCGCTTGTAACTTCTGCCCAATGGACATCTTGTAGTCCAAAGGTGACCTTATTCTTTTCAGACATATTATCCTCCATGTAATGTGATGTAATAGGTTATTTGGTAGAGTTTCTCAGATGAGATATAGGTCTCTACTTTTTCAAAATAAATAAGGTGGCTGTCAAATAATGACTCCACCCTTTTTTCAGCTGCCAAATCTTTCTTGGTGGTATAGAGTTCCACTTGCAGATTATTTTGCTTATGATAAGTCCAATTGTCTGCACCATGATTATCTGAATCAGTTACCAAATATACTAGATACGGTGGTCTTGGACGACTCCCTTCTTCAAAATGATGGTAGGCGAGTGGGAGCTGTAATTCTTTGAGAATGGCGTACAATTCGCTCAGTAACATGTCCTATCACACTCGCTTTCTCAGCTTTTCTTCTAAGGATTGTATTGCTTGTTTCTCAACAGGTGCGATATGCTTGATTCCCTCAACTCGCCCACCAGAGCTTTTGGCATGACCATTTTCTAACAGATGCGTCAGGCCTGGCGTTCGATTATGAATGGTTTTGGTTAAACCTGTACTGGTATCAATCGTTGCTTTACTCTTCCACCCTTTGGCATAGGAACCACTCTTTCTAGGTGACGTTGCTTTCAAGGTTTCGATGGATTCCTCAGTGACTTCCTCTACAACTTCACGCATCACCTCTGTGGTATCCTGCACATACTCAGCTAGCTCATTTGCGATGGCAGTTTCTAGTGCATTCACTCCAATTTTAGTCATAACTCTTCTCCTTAATGGCAACGATGTAAATCAGTTGCCTTGGTACTGTATCTCCATCAATCGACTCAATCTCATAGGTTTGACCACGAAATTGAATGTGAGTAGTTAAGGAATGAAGTCCAAGAATTGCCTTTTCACACCTGAGGGTGAACCGGACTTTCTCTTGTTCCAGTTTCGTCACACTACCATCCCTTTCGGTCAAGGTGAGAGGACGACAAGAGCACCACCGTTCAAATAAAGGTATCCATGTCGAAGTTTCATTGCCGATATCATCTTGAACTATCTGTCGAACATGAAACGACAAGCGTTCCCTCAAAGGTGCAATCTTCATCAGAACACATCCTTTCGGTCAGCCAATAACAAGTGATAAAGCGTTTCTTTCAACTCCTTATGATTGGCATCTTCTCTATGTTCATAAAGATAGGCAACCCCGTATAGGATTGCCATCTTTATAACTTCTGAATATATTGTTTGTCGCAAAATATCTTCACAGAGTTGTTGACTGGTTTCGAGCAACTGCTCAATCAGTCCATCCTCATCCCCATGTTCCACTTTAAGATACTGTTTTGCTTCTGCTAAACTAACCATGACTACTTAGCCTTCACTGTTAGTGTCTTCACGGCTTCAGGTAGGACTAACTTACCATCAACACGTTGTGAAGCAAGAAAACCAATCTGTCCATTATTGGCATAGAGTTCATTCAGACGTTTGAAGGTACGACCCTGACGATCCGCAATCCAATAATAAGAAAAATCGCCAAAAGCAATGGCTTTGTTTCCGGCTTCAGGTAGTGGGGCAAAGGTTGATGTGTAGTATGGACGATTTAGAATCAAATCTGGTTGTCCAGCCTGAGTGGATGGCTGCCAAATGTAATTACCGTTGTTGTCCTTGAGTTTACGGATAGCTTTGACAGTCGTATCATGTAAAATCCAAACTGCGTTCTTACGGTATGGGGCAGGGAGAGAATGATACAGTTCAATCATGTCGTCAAAGGAAATATCCTTTGTAGCAGTTGTTGGACCAGTTACATCTGCCTGCGTAAAGATTCCAGTTGGTTTCTTAGAACCATCACCAATCAAGAATGCTTTTTCTTCTTCCGTTCCAATACGACGAGCAAATTCAGCTGTCATATAGGATTCAAGGTCGAAGACTGAATCGTTAAGCAACTCTTCTGAAATACGAATGGCAGTCCCAATCTTATGAGAGTCTAGTGTCACCTGACCAAAGGTTTCTTCTGTTTCTGGATAAAGACCATTTTCATCCATCCATGATGCTGAACCATGTCCAGTCACAACAGGAATCTTACGCTCACCACTAGAGGTTTTGATGACAGTCGCAAGGCTACGGAAGAAATTCTCTTCTTGTAATCCTTGAACCAGTTTCTTCTCATACTCATCAGGAACAAGATGACCACCTTCGGTATCTTCCCCTACTCGAAGGACATCCTTGACATCAAAGAAGTGTCGTTTACGAACACTTGTCCAAAAAGTCTTGGCATAGCTATCTGAACCCACACCTTTCTTTTCCTCTTCAGTAGTCTTGTCATTCAAAACTGTAGTGGGTTGCCCAATTAAAGCCTGTGACGCTGGTTGAGCAAGTTCAAGGTCAATCTTTTCTTGTCGCTCCAATCGAGCAATCTCTTGATTGTAGAGGTTGATTTTTGCTTCCATATCATCATAGCGTTTGGAATCTTCCTCTGATACCAGTCCGTCTTCTGAGCGAACAGAGTCAAGGAAGGTTTTTGCTTGTTGCCAAGCTTGGTTACGTTTTTCTTTCAATTCAAGTAATTTAGACATCAGTTCATATTCCTTTCGTTATTTGAGCAAATTCAATCGTTTTTCCAACTGATTGAGAGGGATTATTTTCCTTGGTTGTTGGACTTCAAGTTTCGCCTGCATTTTGACAAGTAAATCTTGTTGGGCGGCGGTTCGACTGAAGGAATAGCTCTTAGTCTCCAGTCCCTGACCCTCTTGTTTGTCAAAGAGAATCTTGTCCGCAAAGCCTAGTTCAATAGCCTTTTTGGCATTGAACCAAGACTCTGAGTCCATGAGGTGTGATAGCTTGGTTCTTGAAAGTCCCGTTCTTAGTTCATAGGCATTGATGATGGATTCCTTAATTTCGCCCAACATTTCAATGACCTTCTGCATATCCTTGGCTTCACCTTGTGCTACAGTCCAAGGGTTGTGAATCATCATCATGGCAACTGGACTCATAGAGACCGTTGTACCTGCCATGGCAATGACACTAGCAGCACTTGCGGCTAAGCCATCAATCACTACATGGACATCGCCTTTATATTCCATAAGCATGTTATAGATTTGACTGGCCGCAAAGACATCTCCTCCAGGACTATTAATCCAGAGGGTGATGTCTCCGTTTCCTGCATGTAAATCATTTTTAAATACTTGTGGCGTGACTTCATCGCCAAACCACGTCTCATCAGCAATCTGCCCCTCTATTCTAAGAGTTCGACCACTATCATCGTCTGTAAAATTCCAAAACTTATGCATCCATATCCTCCTCAGATTGAGTTTCTTGTTCTGGCGGTTCTTGTTTCATAAAGCCACCTGCATCCTTCAGTTTCGTCATGTTTCCATTTATCAAGTAGAGATTACCTCCTTCCTCATCTGAAAGGAGGTTCAAGTCCTCAAGTTCACGAATATCATTTGTCGATAGCCAGCCATTTTGTCTCCCAATCGCATAGCCATTCATTCGACTCTGATAGTCACCACGAAGAAGACCATCCACGTTAAACTTTACAAAGTAAGTTTTCTTTTCTTCAGGTAAAAAAAGAGACCTCTTGAAAGCCTGTTCGAGACGAACTACCCAAGGGTCTAAGGTATATTTAACAAATTCTAAAGACTGTTGCTCAATGTTTGAAAATGAGGATTTCTCTAAGTCGCCAACCATATGAGGTGGAATGCGGTAGAGCCTTGCAATTTCATTGATTTGGAACTTTCTAGTTTGGAGAATCTGGGCTTCTTCAGGTGGAATGCCTACTTGAGTGTATTTCATCCCTTCCTCAAGAACTGCCACTTTGTGGGCATTGGTTACCCCATTATAGACTGCATTCCATGAATCTCGCACTCGTTTGGGATCTTTGAGAATACCTGGGTGTTCCAAAACGCCACCAGGATTTGCACCATTTTTAAAGAATGATGCCCCATAGTTTTCCGTAGCCAATGTCATACCGATAGCATTTTTTGCAAGAGCAATTGGAGAATAACCTATCAAGCCGTCAAAACCTAGACCAGGAACATGAAGAACATCTTCTGCTTTCAAAATAGCATCTCCCTTTTCCTTAAAGTTTGGATTTTCTTCTGACTGACGCTTGTATTTGTAATAGAGCTTTCCACTCTCGTCCCGATGTACAGACATTTTATCTGGCAAAAGTGGGTAGAGACTGATAACCTGTCCGCTTCTATCTCGGATAATCTGGACATAGGCGTTGCCCCATATCAATAGATGGGTCATCAAGGTTTCTCTAAAAACAAAGGATGACATCTCAGGGTTAGGTTCATCATGCAAGAGAAAATAAAGGGGATGTTCCACCTTTTTCTCCTTTCCAGTTGCCGTTCTCTCGTAAACATGAATGGGTAGTGAAGCTACTGCTTCAGCCAAGATACGGACACAAGCATAAACAGCTGTCGTCTGCATAGCTTTAAACTCATCCACATTCTCCCCACTGCTAGTTCGTCCAAACAGATATGAAAAGTCCTGGCCTTCATAACTATTTCGTGGTTTATCTCTAGCACGCTTACGTCCCATTAAATCTAGTAGTCCCATACTTCCTCCTTTTGAGTACGAAAAAAGCACCTCGATTGAAGTACTTATCGTTTGTTCTTAGATGTTTTTCATCTCTCCTTCTTCAAGAAGATACCACTTTCTATCACTTTCTTGAAAAAGATAAATGTAATCTGCCAAGGTATCCTCTGCCAATTGACTGATGTCACCGATGAAACGCTGTTGCTGGGCATTCCCCTGTAAGTCATCGTGTTCAATTTTATCAAGACTATCTTCAAGCTGAATGATATCACCTTTCTGAAGTAATGCACGAATTTCTTTGCTTGATTTAAAGTGTTTCTTTAGAAGTTCCCCTGTGTATTCTGGATATCCTTCATACGCTACCTCGATTGTTTGTGCTGTATGGTTTTTAGTCAATAATCCAATCCGTGCTTTTGTTGCCATTGTTTTGTTCCCTTCTTCTTTTTGTAGTCACATATTACCGTAGAAGCAAGGACTTATCAAGTCATTTTGGCGATATTATCAACTATTTTTTGAACACTTTGAATAGAAAAAGCACCTCCGCTTGGAGATGCCAATATTAGTTCACATCATTATCTTCTGCAATATCTCTCAATAATGCATCAATGTTAGAAGTACCATGTAATACTCGAAGTACAGTTACAACCTCTCCAACAAAACGATAAAATATATCATAGTTTTTAACAATAAGTTTTCGAATCACAATACCCTCACTCTCAAACCCTTCAAGAATAGGACAACGTTCTGGAAACGTTGATAAGGATTTGATGGATTGTTCAAAGAAATGGATATTTTTATCTGCTGTTAAGGGTGATTGTAGCTCTATCGCAATAAAGCGATAAATGGCAGTCAAATCGTCACTGGCTTGTTTTGTCAATCTCACGGGATATTCAATCATTAATTTACCCCTTTAATACCTTTGAAAAAATCTTCCGCCAAAATCGTTTCTTCATGATCCGCTGAGTGATAGCTCTGCACCAACAGGTCTTTCAATTCACCAGCAGACAGTGGTGAGACATCCACAGAAGAAGGTGCTTGTGGTAAGGCAATATCAAACGGAATGCTTCGTGTCATAGAAACCTGCTTTAATAGTAGGGTAATCAATGTAGACATAGGCATTCCAAGCTCTTTCAAGACACTTTCTGCATTTAATTTATCATCCGAATCAACACGTACGTTTAAAGTGGCTGTTTTTCCCATACTACTTCTCCTTTGAATTTTGTACTGCAATTGTAACGTATTTTGCTATATTTTGTCAACTAAAAACTCAATATACCACGTTCATCATACACACTTCCTTCATCGGTTTGATGGCGAATACAACGGTCCAGTCCCATAATGAGTGCTACAATACCGTCAATCTTCTCGACTGACTTTTCCTTGTCAGGCTTGATATTACCAGCAGGGTCTTGTCTCATGACTACGTTTTGTCCCATCCATTTCAGAACTGGATGCCCACCATGTTGAATCTTGCCTTCCATCATAAGTTTATAGAGTTCCTTTGATGGTGGACTCATATCCTTGTACCCCTGACCGAAAGGCACCACGGTCAAGCCCATTCCTTCTAGATTCTGAACCATCTGCGTCGCATTCCAACGGTCATAGGCTATTTCCTTGATATGATAGATTTCCGATAAGTCTTCAATAAACTTTTCGATAAACCCATAGTGAACAACATTCCCCTCTGTAGTTTTGATGTATCCCTGACGCTCCCAAACATCATACAGAACATGGTCACGTCGACATCTCAGTTCCAATGTATCTTCAGGTAGCCAAAAGAAAGGCAGAACGATATAGTTTTCCTCTTCAAATCTAGGGGGGAATACCAAGACAAAAGCCGTTATATCTGACGTACTAGAAAGGTCTAAACCTGCATAACAGCTACGACCTCTAAGACTATCATATTGTATAGGATCATTTCCTTTGGCATAAACATGTTCAGGAATCCAAGCAACACTTGAACTTGTCCACATATTTAGACGGAGCTGCTTAAAGACATTCTCTTCTGCAGGATTATCAAGTGCCTGTTGGTAGGCTTCTCTCACACGGTCAATCCCAATTGTATGCCCTAGTGAAGGGTTGGCCTTGAGCCAGTTGGCTTCATCATTCCAATCATCTTCATCAGATAAACCATAAACCACAGGATAGAATGACGTATCCTTCTTTCTACCATTCAGAATATCCAATGCTTTGGTATGTAACTCATAACAGATAGAGTTTCTATCCGTTCCAGCTGTTGTGATAATAAAAAAGAGGGGTTGTTCCCTTGCGTCTCCTGATCCCTTGGTTAATACATCATACAAATGACGATTAGGCTGAGCGTGGATTTCATCAAAGACTAAGCCTGAAACGTTTAGTCCATGTTTTGTCCCTGTCTCAGCAGAAAGAACTTGGTAAAACCCAGCGTTAGAATAATTTACAATTCGCTTGGTTGCTCCCATTATCTTTGATCGCTTTTCCAAAGGGCGACTCATCTGCACCATTTGCTTGGCTACATCAAACACGATTGACGCTTGGTTTCGGTCACAAGCGGCACCATAAACTTCTGCACTAGCTTCATTATCCGCATATAGTAGATAAAGAGCGATAGCTGCCGCTAGCTCAGACTTGCCATTCTTTTTTGGAATTTCTATATAGGCTGTTAAGAATTGGCGATTACCATCTTCCTTGACAATTCCAAATAGATCACGGACAATCTGTTCCTGCCACGGCAACAAATCAAATCGCTTTCCTACCCACTTACCTTTGGTGTGGGAGAGGTTATTGATAAATGTTACTGCCCTATCAGCCTTTGCCTTATCATAGTGTGAGGTTGGAAGCATGAAGGGACTTGGTTCATAATGATAACTCATAAAATTCCTCCTAACAAATCTTCCATTTCATCACCAGTACCAACTTCTGAATCCATCGTTGCTAATCGGTTTCGTGCTGAAGGTGTCAAACCAAATTGTTCACAGAATTTAAGCATGATTTTGAGGTTGGTCTGGCTGATAGAGACTTGAGGGACTTGTTGGAGATAGCCATTCGGAGTTTTGATAATGGAGCCATGCTTGGAAAGGAACTCTTCTGCCTCTTTCCAGCGAGCGTATGCTTGACAGTAACCTGCAAAAGCAGTCATGTCCATTTCGGTTAAAATTCCCATCTGTTCGAGAATTTTTCCCATCCGTTTCCACTCCTTTTTTGCATCATCTTCAAGCCACTGTGGGCAACGTGGGGCTTTTTGTTTGGGTTTGACTTCATTCGTAGGGAGTGGTCGCTTACCAGGATTTCCCTCAAGTATTTTCATATTCGTAGGCTTTGGTTTTCGCCCCCTGATTGCCACAATCTCACCTCCTTTAGAATAAGAAAAAAGAACTCAATTCGAGTTCTTTCTTAAAGTTCATTAAAGTTATCAAGTACGGCCTGATAGACAATTCTGTCAATATCGTCCATGTTATCTATTTCGTTTCCGTATCGATATTGGTAGATATATTCACCATCTCGCTTGATAGTCAGTATTCTAATCCAAGCACTGTCTATATTCCTTGGGTCTGTTGTGTCTTCACGGAGAAACTCACAAACGTAGTGTCTGTCTCCAACCGTTCGAGTCATAATTTCCCACATCTCACATTACCTTTTCTACGATATCAATTCCATACAAAACATTTAGGCAACTGCCGTTTTCCCACTTAACTAAGAGTGAACCAATGTCATCCACTCCAATCACAGTTCCAAGTGTGCCTTTAGGAACTGGATGGGGGTCATCCATTCTAACTAATCTAACCTTAGTCCCAACCGGATAGGTTGTCTTTAGGTTATTGAACATTTTTGCGTCCATGTTATTCTCCAATCTTTTCAAATGCCCACTTAACTGCATGTCCAAAGTCTTCGAATGTTCCTGCTTCTTGGAAAATGCGGTCAAATCTGCGTTCAAAGTTTTCAAACTCTTCAAGACTATCAGCCGTTTCGTAAATCTCAACTTCTGTTCCTTTATATCCATTCGATGCAACGATGACCCAATCTTTGTAAGGAATGATACTTGCGGTAGCTGGGTAGATTTCGTAAAGTTTTTCAAGTGTTGTTGTCATGGATGTGTTCTCCTCTTCCTTTGTTGTGTACATATTAACTCTTAAGGAGACTTATATCCAGTCATTTCTCGATTATTTTGAAGATATTTTCGATAATTCTTCGCTTGCTAGAATGGCACAACCAATAGCATAGACAACTGTTACCGTCACACCATTCCCAGCTTGTTTATACAGTTGGGCATCGGAGTTTACTGCTTGGGCTTTCTCGAACAAATCATCTGAAAATCCTTGTAGACGAAAACATTCTCGAGGGGTTAAACGTCTGATTTTTACAACTCGATCATTCCAAACCACAGCACCCATTTGACCACCACAGGAGAGGTTATGGGCAATTCCCTTCCCAACTCTTGCTCGTCTCATTGGTGAGTTGGGATAAGATAAATCTACCGAATCTCCAACCTCTGCAACTTGATAACCTTGCTTCGTACCATTTCTGACCTTGATGCCTTCTAGAACACCATGGCGGTCTTGAGAGGTCAATGTGAACATTGGCTCATCCTGTTCTTTGATCCTACGTCCATTTTGCCTCTTGTTGATTCGATTGGGTGTCAAAATGGGTTGAATTTCGAGTACTCCAGAGTTCATTGCAGTCCGTTTTGTAGCTCCAGCAGTATATCGTGCAGTGATACAGCGTGCCTCATCTGTCAACTTTGGTTCTGTCAAAGATTGGTCAATTAGATAAAGACCTGTCTTAGCACCCAGTCCTCCACCCTCACCAACAAGAGTTGTGGCAATTCCACTCGGGTCGTAGACACGGTAGCTTTGCATACCACCTACAAGTTGCTTAAGATGACTACCGCTTTCTCCGCTGATAGGTAGTACTTTTCGTTGACCTCTGCTTCTAAGATGTCCGAGAGTGTAGATGCGTTCTCGATTTTGGGGAACTCCGTAGTCTTTTGAATTGAACACTTGCCACTCAAGGTCGTACCCTGCTTCATCCAAGATAGAGAGATAGTCGAGATAATCTCGTCCCCCGCCACTTGATAAAAGTCCCTTAACATTTTCAAGGAGTATCCACTCGGGTTTATCTTCTTCCTCTTGGCTTTGGAGGAGGTCAACAAATGTAAAAAAGAGTCCACTTCGTTCACCGTATAGTCCTGCTCGCTTCCCTGCGATAGACACATTTTGACAAGGGCTTCCCGCAGTCCATAAATCTGCTTTTGGAAGTTGTGTTGGGTCAATGCTTGTGATGTCGTCATGAAACCATTCTCCTTTCGTGTCATACATTGCTTCATAAGATTTTCGTGCAAACTTATCCTTTTCACAGTAACCGATACATTTGAAACCAGCCAGTTCCAAACCACGACGAAAACCACCCACACCTGCAAAGAAATCAAGAAAGGTTAGGCTCATACCGCAACCTCCATCATTGAATAGGCTTCATCAAAGGTCAAAGTCTGTCCATCGCGCAACACCGTCACGTTATGATTTCCTGTTGACTCTATATAACGTTTGACAATGACATCCACAAACTTTTCATCCAACTCAATGCCGTAACAAACCCGACCAGTTTGGTCTGCGGCCATTAGGGTTGAGCCAGAACCAAGGAATGGATCAAGAACAATAGTCCCACGCATGGATGAATTTTGAATAGGATATGCCATGAGCGGAATGGGTTTCATCGTTGGATGGTCCTTACTGGATTTAGGACGGTCATATTCCCAAATGGTTGTTTGTTTACGGTCACTGAACCACTGGTGTTTTCCTTTTTGTTTCCAGCCAAAGAGACATGGTTCATGTTGCCACTGGTAGGGACTACGTCCGAGGACAAGTGAATTCTTCTTCCAAATGCAGCACCCACTCAAATAAAATCCAACATCCTTGAAAGCTTTTCTAAAGTTAAGACCTTCCGTATCCGCATGGAAAACATAGATGGAGGCATCAGCTTCCATATGTTTTTCTACCTGAGTGAACATATCAAAGAGAAACTGGTAAAAGTCACTATCAGGCATATTGTCATTGAGAATCTTTCCAGCTGTTTCTTCCACGTCTACATTATAGGGAGGGTCTGTCACAACCAAATTTGCCTTCTTATCACCTAAAAGTTGGTCATATGTTTCAGCATTCGTAGAGTCTCCACAAATCACTCGGTGCTTACCAAGTTGCCAAATGTCCCCTCGTTTTGAAAAGGTGGGTTTCTTTAATTCCTCTTCTACATCAAAGTCATCATCCGACAGGTCTTTATCATGAACATTTGATAGGATATCGTCAATTTCAGGTGGTTCAAAACCAGTCAGGTCGAGATTGAAATCTGACTCCTGTAAATCCAAAAGCAAGTCCGCCAAAAGCTGGTCATCCCATTGACCAGTGATTTTATTAAGGGCTATGTTTAAGGCCTTTTCATCTTCCTTGGATAAATTGACAATGACACATTTGGCGGTTTCATAGTCTAAGTCCTTCAATACAGTCAATCGTTGATGGCCACCAATAACTGTCAAATCTTTATTGACAATGATGGGGTCAACGTAGCCAAACTTGAGTAGGCTTTGCTTAATCTTTTCATACTCCTTGTCACCCTTTTTGAGTTTTTTCCGAGGATTGTAAGAGGCTGGGTGTAATTCAGACAATCGAATCTCTCTAATTTCCATTGTTGGTTGACTTGTCATTGGTTTCTCCTTTATAAAAGCGTGATTGGATGTAACACGAATGGCTACAATATTTTCTATTTGGATTGGCATAAGATAAAAATGACCTGCCACAATGTTGGCAAGTCAAATCTTCATATGCAGTTTTTGATTTGTCGTGTTCGTCAGAATGAGTTGTCCACCAAACCTTACGACATCTATCCGAACAGAACTTCTTTGGTCTTCCTATTTTATGAATCTTAAGTGCTTGATAACACTGTGGGCAGCGAAGTCCATCATTCTGGTCGGCTTTTGCCATTTGCTTTGTCGCAGCACCATGTCCAAGCAATACTGGATTTCGTTTACAGTATTTCTTAACGGAATCTCTAGATAAACCTGTAGCCTTGCCAATTAAACCATAGCCAAGACCTTCAGCTCGCATTTTCCAGATTTGTTTGCGTTGACTTTCGTCCATTTGTTTTCCTTTCCAGCTAAAAAGGACTAAAAACAACTATTTTCACCATTGTTTCTAGCCTTTTTCACTATTTTATTACCAAAATGACATACTAGGGAACGCTACATCCCCACATTAGAAACGTTATAACAGTGAGAAGGAACGTCAAAATTGAGCAATTTTAATGTACCCGCTTGCGAATTTTGCGAAATTGCACGTTTGAGGGGGCGTCGGTCTTAGTCTCCCAAGGGTTTAGAGATTTTATCCCCCCTCCCCCAATGGGCGAAAAATGAGATACTTTTGTAACGAAACTCCAAGACTAAAATCGATACGTATACTCCACATATCGGTCAGTCGTCTTGGTCTTTCTGTCATGACAGGACTTACAAAGTGCTTGCCAGTTGGTTTGATTCCAAAAGAGTACTTGGTCACCTCGGTGGGGAGTGATGTGGTCAACGACTGTTGCCTTGGTCAGTTGACCTTTGGCTTTGCATTGAACACAGAGTGGATGAACTTTTAAGTAACGAAGTCGTGCTTTGTTCCACTGGGCATTGTATCCTTTGGCTTTAGTTGACTTAGCATCCAGCTGGTAGTTTGCTTTATGGTTGTCACAATACTTCTGACCATAAGGTGCTAGGTTAGGACAACCATTTTGTTTACAAGGTGTGCTTGGTCTTCTTGGCATCTTACTTCTCCCAAGGAAGATTTGCTTTCGTGAAATGCCCGAAACAAGAAGTTTTGGTGTAGTCTACATTCAAGAGATGAAGTTCCTTAATGATACCTTGTGGTGTTAAATCATAACGCTCACGAATCATTCCTTCCAGTTGTTTTGCGGTGTAACGACTGGTTCCAAAGGTTTCTACATACACCGACACAGGTTCTGCAATTCCAATGGCATAGGCTAATTGTACTTCACATCGTTTCGCATACCCTTCTCGAACAATATCCTTGGCAATCTTTCGTGCCATGTATGCTGCTGAGCGGTCAACCTTGCTTGGGTCTTTTCCAGAGAAAGCACCGCCACCATGATGCGCGAAACCACCATATGTATCTGCCACAATCTTACGTCCAGTCACTCCTGCATCCGCAAATGAGCCACCAAGAACAAAGCGACCAGTTGGATTGACTAGAACGTTGAAATCTAGATTCTGACGGTAACGAAGAGCTACTGCCATCATAGCTTCAGTCACAATTCGCTTCACTTTGATAAGGTCAGCCGTTTCGGTATGTTGGATGGAAACTAAGAAGGTGTCAATCCGTTTCTTCTCATAGTCGTAGGATACCTGTGCTTTTGCATCCTTTCCGAGTAAGGGGTGACCAAGTGACATCAGTTTCTCAAGGACTCGAGTTGCTAAGACATAAGGAAGGGGCAGGTACTCAGGTGTTTCATCTGTCGCATAACCAAACATCATTCCTTGGTCACCAGCTCCACCATTATCTACTCCTTTGGCGATATCAGAACTTTGGAGTCCAAGTAGGTTAGTTACCCGAACATTCTTCATACCAAGTGGCTCGACAACCTGTCGAACAATGTTCTCGAGGTTAAAGAAATGTCTGGTTGAAATTTCACCAGCTACTACAACATGGTTATCCTTGATTAAGGTTTCAACTGCCACTCGACTTAGTTTGTCATACTTGAGACACTCCGTCAAAATAGCATCTGAAATCTGATCACAGATTTTATCTGGGTGTCCAACAGACACTTGTTCACTTGAAATAATCATAATTCCTCCACGCAAAAAGCCCAACCTTTATGAGGCTAGGCTTTGGTTTATTTTACTGATTGTCGGCCTGCTTCGTAGGCTCTCTCCAATGCTCTTTTGATTCCCCAAACCGAAACATCGTAGAAATCGAGGTTGTCACTCCAGCGTGTTTCCAAAGTTTCAACTAGTAGTTCTTCTTTAGCGATCTCTGTTAAAAGGGCATTGAGTTTTTCTTGTTGACGCTTTGTCATGGTATTGTTCTCCTCTTCTTTTGTTGTGTACATATTAACTCTAAAAAGGAGATATATCCAGTCATTACTGGGTATTTTTTATCTTTTTTGACACTTACAATTCTACCACAAATTTTGACAAAGTGAGGTCAATGTTAGGTCACACTTAGTGCAGGGGGAGGTTACTGGTAGGTCAAGGGTAGGTCAGGGAGAGGTTACTTTTCCAAAGAAAATCCCATTTTCATATACACTTCCCTAACATGGTCTAAGACCTTACGTCGCCAATTTCTAACTGTACTTCGACTAATATGAAACTCTCTCATCAAGCTATCCCAATTACTATCTGTCTTAAGCATGGATTGCGCAAATTCATACAAATCTCCCTTTAGAAATTTTAAAGCCATCTCAAAATTATCAAGGTCATTAGCCAATCGGATATACCGTTGCGATAAATCCGCCAATTGTTCCTCATTTTCCTGAATCATCTTCTCACGAAAATTCAGTGCAATCATCTCTGACCGTCGATTGGTAGGTGTACTTTTAACTCTAGGTTCATCAGATTTTTCAAAAACGAGTGAACCAATAACCTCATTTTCTGTCACTGGTTTGAAATGTTCCAAACGATACTTTAACATCTCCAAGTCACTTTTGAGTTCATTGTAATTCGTCAGTATGTGCTCTGCCTTATCCATCTGCCCCTCCTACTTGTGCTTTAACAGCTGCAATCAGCCGTTCTTGTTGTGCATCTTTGTTTTCTAATGCCTTAAGGATTTCCTCATCAATCGTTCCTTCAGTCACAATGTGTTGGATAACAACTGTCTCAGCCTCCTGACCTTGACGCCAAAGTCGTGCATTGGTTTGTTGGTATAGTTCCAAAGACCATGTTAAACCAAACCAGACCAAGTGGTGACCGCCTTTTTGGAGGTTCAAACCATGACCTGCTCCAGCTGGATGCAGTAATCCAACGGGTACATTGCCCTTGTTCCATTCACGAATATCTTCTTCTGTTTTCAATACCCGACTCTTTACCTTGAGTTTTTCTAAACGACCCATAATCCGAGCCAAGTCATGTTTAAACCAATAGGCAACTAAGACAGGTTCTCCATTTGCGGATTCAAGGATATCTTCAAGGGCATCAAGTTTTTGTTCATGTAATGCTACAACCGTATGATCGTCAGAATATACGGCTCCATTGGACAACTGGACTAACTTGTTCGTAAGGCTTGCAGCATTGGCAGCAGTTACTTCTAATCCATCCAACTCTGACAATACATACTCTTTCTTAAACTGACTGTACTTCTCTTTTTCCTTTTCTGACATACGCACCAGCTTCTTGGTTGAAGTCAAATCAGGCATATCCAAATAGTCTAAGGCTTTCATGGAAATGGTGATATCACTAATCTTGTCTTGAATTTGACACTCCGCATAATCCATAGGGATGTATTCATAGACAATGTTTCCATTGCGACGACCTTCTTCAAAGTAACGACTACGAAACTCACCAATGAATCGACCAAGGCGTTCTCCTCCGTCAATGACTTTAAACTCTGCGAACAAGTCCATTAGTCCATTTGAGCTTGGTGTTCCAGTCAACCCAACGACACGTTTCATGTAAGGACGCATAGCCATGAAGGCTTTGAAACGTTTGGACTGCCAAGACTTGAAAGAACTCAATTCATCAATCACCACCATATCCCACTTGAAATAGGGACTACATTGTTCCACCAACCAAGGGAGGTTTTCACGATTGACGATATAGATGTCCGCATCTTTCTGAAGAGCTACATTTCGTTGCTTGGGAGTACCAACTATTTTCGAATAACGTAGGTGACGCAACTCCGCCCATTGCTCAATCTCATCACTCCATACTGTATTTGCGACTCGAAGTGGGGCAATAACCAAAACCTTTGTGACTTCAAATCGGTCAAACATCAATTCATTCACAGCGGATAAAGTCGTAGCCGTTTTCCCCATCCCCATGTCTAAGATGACTGCTGAATAAGGGTGACCTATGATGAAGTCCTTGGCGACTACCTGATAGTTATGTAATGTCAATTTCATCTAGCACCTCTCCAATCATCTCAATGCGGTCAATGACATAGACCTTAAAGCCTAATCGCTCGAACAGTTTATGCCTTGACACTTGTAGCTCCCTTGGCTTTTGGTCAGGAGCTTTTACTTCCACCAAGCCAAACTTGCCATTGGGTAAAAACACCAAGCGATCTGGCACACCAGAAAATGATGGTGATACCCATTTAGGACAAATGCCGCCTCTAGATTTCACAGACTTCACCAAGGCTTGCTCAACGTACTTTTCTCTCATCGTTCTAAATCCTTTCATCAAATTGAAGTGTGTAGGTCTAGTGCAGTCATTTCTAAAACTCCTCTTATAGGCTTTTTTATAGTATTTTTTGCTTATAGGATAGTTTTAGAAAAGACCATAATAGACCTACACAAAATTGAATAATGTCACTCATGCAGGTCGTTTTAATCATTTATCTGAAGTCTCATTCAAAATAAGTTCCAACCATTCAGTCAACGACCTACACACCTAAATTAGTCTAGCACCGCTCTTGTGGAGGAAAGTTGGCTAAAAATGTTGGTCATTAATCTAAGAAATCATAGCCATCATCAACCAATTTCAAACCAAGAATGAGGTTACCTTTACTTGTCCGTTTTCTTTTAAAACCTGCCTGATCAAGAGCAGAATAAAAATCGGTCGTACTGCGTGTGTACTCCATGTTTTTGGCGCAATAGGCACGATACTGACTGTATAGTTCTCCTGATTTTTCTGTCAACTGATCATCAACTTGACAACAGTCACTAAGGAAGTGTCCTAACCAATCATTTGCTTCTCGGTAGGCTTTGACGGAAGCTGATACGGCAGTTGGTACTTTTGTTTTGAAGTTCGCTTTGATGGCTTTTTCTGCACCTTCTATAATCCAAGACATAATGGCTGGCGCAGCATGGTCGTACAAATGGTCCGCAAAGTTTTTGATGTCAGAGCGACCAGTGATTTTGGCGTTAAATGGAATGACAACCAAACGTCGCCAAGTTCCATCATCGTTCGCTCCTACTTTAGGCAGATGGTTAGTGTAAAGAACTAGCGTATGTGATGGCACAAAGTGGAAGGGATCCTTGTATTTCTTCTCAGCTTGGATTTCATCCGTAGAAGTAATCTGCTTAACAACGGCTGTATTGAGCCGCATACCCTCAGCCATCTCAGAAGCAATAACCAAACGTTTACCTTTAAGCTCTGCAAGCTCAGGACTGACATTACGCTTGTTAGACATAGTTAAAGCATCCGCAGATAATTTACCTGAATAGCTCCCTAGCACACGAGCGATGGTATTCCAAAAAGTAGACTTTCCGTTCGCTCCGCCTCCATAGGCAATAATCATGTGTTCCTGATAAACCTTACCTATGGCTGCCATACCAATAATTTCTTGAACATAATCAATTAATTCTTGGTCATTACAGAAAAAGGTAGCTAGCGTTTCCTGCCATAATCCCATTCCCTGATCACTAGGGGAGACTGCGGTTATTTTTGTTATGTAATCTTCAGGATTGTGTTCTTGTTGCCCATTTATTCCCTTTCGTAAATCATAGGTAGCCTCAGGGGTATTGAGTAATAAGTCATCACTATCTAATTCTGACAATTCTACTGAAAGCATTGGTTTAGCTGTATTATAGACAGCCATCAAATTCTTATAATCACGATGTTTCATAACAAATTTATGGAACTCTTTAGCTGCTAGATAGGCTTTTAAATATTTCAATTGAAGTGGAGTTTCGACTGCATTTTCTAGACGCTTTCCACCAGCCTTAATGGTCAATTCATCAATACCTGAAGACTGAAGTTGCTTCTCTGCAGATTCCAAGAGTGCATTCGCTTCAGCAAGTTGTTCATCAGTAAAGTGTACAACTGCCCCTAATGCCAACTGCTTGTTCTCACGCCAATGCGTTCCATCGTAATAGAGATAATCTGTCGCATTGGTATAAGCGAGCCTGTTCGCATATTCTCTTGCAAGAACTCCCGCTTCCCCAACATCAGAGTAATCATCTGGTTTTAATGTTTCTCTATTGAAAGCATCAGGAGCCACGTAGCCTTTAGATGTTTTTATAGTTCTGTTGTAGAATCGGACTGCACTTCCCCAGATGGTATCTAACTCCGCTTTATCCAATGGTGGTTCACACTTTTCAGCTTGTTCATCAAAGCCATCCCTTGCTTCTTGGGTCACGCCTAGCCGTTTGAGAATTTTCGCAGCAAATACAGACATCGTTGAATTACGACTCCCTTGCTGGATTGGTCCACTTGGAGGAGTATAGAAGTCTGCATCGAAATCTTCCTCGTCATCAATAGAAACAGTTTGAAACAAATCTTCATCTATAGTTAGCCATGAATCATGCCATATAACCTGTGCATTTGGATTTCCAAAGAAGAACCGTGCCGCATCTTTGGCATGATCATCAAAAAACTTGTACTGATTACAAAGTTCTTCCTTCATAGCTACGTAGACATCTTTCTCAGTCACCTCATTGATTTGGAAGTAGATATGATATTTTGGTCTTGGAGCTTTTCCTGCCTTAGCCTGCATGTGACTACGGCTCGTCACTAAGGCAAAGTTATAATCCGCAAAGATTTCTTTTAATCGCTCTACAGTTATCCACTCATCTGAATTTTCAGAATGGTCATTATCAATATCCATGACCAAAACGTCCGACTGGATGAAATTGGTATTTGAGCGTGTATTGTTTAAAAACAGCCCTGCCACATGGTCAAATTGCGCAACAGTTTGTAACGATATTTCATCAGTAATAGTTACTTGATTGGGGTAGACAGTGGTTGTCTGAACCCCAGTCTGTCCAGAATGAGATAAGGTAAATTGCATTATGCACCCTCCATATTTTTGCAGTAATTTTAGAAATATATCTTCTTAACTTACTAAGTAAGAATCTGACAAATTTTTCCGCTCTTTCAGAAAAAAATTATTCAAAAAAATAGAAGTTTCCTATTAAATTGCACAGGAAACTTTTTTGATATTCAAAAATTTTTCAAATCAAACGGAAAAATATCACTTGGTTCTACTTAGTAATGTGTAAGAGATATGTCTAAAAAAAAATCTCTTGCAAAGTGGAAAAATTAATCAAAACCTTACTCAGTAAGATAGGAGGTCCAAATATGGTAAACGAACCATACATCAAACCTGATGAAGACGTAGCTGATACTCTCATCGCTATCAGCGTCATCTCAAAACTACTCGCTCGGAAAATTATGGAGGAAGAAAACAATGAGCAAAATGAAAGAACTGAATAGACTAATTCATGATATGGAAGAAACCGCAAAGTACTACCTTCGCTTGGTGGATGAGTTCAAGAAACTCCTCTCTTCTGAGGAAGAAACAGTTCCTGAACCAATATCACCCAAATCTGAACCACAAAAGGAAATTCAATTGGAGGATATCCGTGCTGTCCTTGCGACTAAAGCTAAAGATGGCTTTAAGAATGAGGTTCGTGCTCTTCTAAATGCTTACGGTGCTTCTTCACTATCAGCGCTTGACCCTAAACACTTTGCGGCAGTCCTTGAAGAAGCTGGAGGGATTGGTAATGACTAACCACGCCATTCTATCCGCATCTGCATCACATCGTTGGTTGAACTGCCCACCATCTGTTCGACTTACAGAGGAACTGCCTGATACAACATCTGATTTTGCTCTCGAAGGTACTGATGCTCACGAGTTGTGTGCTTATCTAGTTGATAAGGCTCTAGGTAGGAATGCGCGTGATCCGACTGAGGATTTAACATTTTATAACGATGAAATGCAGAATTGCGCAGAAGAATACCGCAACTATGTCATGGAGCAAGTTGAGAAAGCCAAAGGCTACTCTCGTGACCCGACAGTTCTTGTCGAACAACGACTGGACTTTTCTAAGTGGGTACCTGAAGGATTTGGAACTGGAGATTGCCTCATCGTGGCGGACGGACTTCTTCAGGTAATTGACTACAAGCACGGGCTTGGTGTTCTAGTTGATGCAGACCACAACCCTCAAATGATGTGTTATGCACTTGGAGCACTTGAGATGTTTGATGGACTTTATGATTTCGATAAAGTTACCATGACAATCTTTCAACCACGAAAACATAACATATCTACCTTTGAGATAGAAAAGACTGAGTTGCTTGAATGGGCAGAAAATGAACTCGCCCCAAAAGCTAAACTTGCATTCAAGGGTGAGGGGGATATGCAGTCTGGTAAACACTGCCAATTCTGTAAACTAAAGAATATCTGTCGCAAACGTGCGGAGGATAATTTGGCTCTTGCCAAGATGGAGTTTGCGAATCCAGCTTCCCTTGATAACGAGGACATTGCAGAGATTTTGCCTAAACTAGACTTGTTGATTTCATGGGCAAACGACATCAAAGCTTATGCATTAAATCAAGCAACAGATGGACATCACATCCCAGGATACAAACTGGTTGAAGGTCGCTCTGTTCGTAAATTCTCAGATGAGTCAGCCGTGAGTCAAGCTGTGATGGAAGCAGGCTTTGACCCTTTTGAGAAAAAACTACTCACTATAACTGCCATGACTAAGTTACTTGGCAAGAAAACTTTTAATGACCTCCTTTGTGGTCTCATAATAAAACCAAGTGGTAAACCAACACTCGTTCCAATTGACGATAGCCGTCAAGAGATGAACCTAGCAAAACATGAATTCAAAGAGGATTAACTATATGACAACTAAAGTAATTACAGGACCAAACACTCGCTTCAGCTACTTAAATGCCAATGAGCCAAAGTCAATTAACGGTAGCACTCCCAAGTACAGTGCCTCGCTCATCATTCCCAAAGAGGATACAGTCACCATTAACAAAATCACGGCTGCTATTGAGCAAGCATACAAAGAAGGTGAGTCAAAACTTAAAGGCAACGGTAAATCAGTACCTGCATTATCTACTCTGAAAACTCCCCTACGTGACGGTGATCTTGAACGCCCTGATGATGAAGCATACAAAAATGCTTACTTTGTGAATGCCAACTCTCCACACAAACCTGGTGTGGTTGATGGCAATCGTCAAGAAATCATTGATACATCAGAATTGTATTCAGGCATCTACGGACGTGCTTCTATCACCTTCTACGCATTTAATTCCAATGGCAATAAAGGAATTGCTTGCGGTTTGAATAACTTGCAAAAATTGCGTGATGGTGAACCCCTCGGTGGACGCACTCGTGCTGAGGATGATTTTGCGACAGAAGACGATGATGACTTTTTGAACTAGAAATGGAGATTTAGATTGATGATGTATGCTATTTTAACTTGTACTATTATGGGACTCTGGGTGCTTATCGGACTATACTTCGGGTATATGACCATTAGAGATGATATTCGAAATGAAATGGAACGAAAGGCAAAGCAAAATAAAGAAAAACTTAGCCAAACACCACTCAGTCGAAAAAACAAATAGAACTTTAGGTGGCAGTACTTCTGTCACCTTTTTCAGAAAGGACAAACTATGCCAATTAAAGAGATTAGTATAGACCTAGAAACTTATTGTGAAATTGACTTACGAAAATCTGGTGTCTATCGCTATGCGGAAGATGACAGTTTTGAACTCCTTTTGTTTGCGGTATCTGTCAATAATGGACCAGTGACTGTTTACGACTTAAGTAAGGAGAAATTAGCGCAAGATATTCTCGAAGCTTTAGTAGATGATAGAGTCATCAAATGGGCATTCAACGCTTCATTTGAGCGAGTTTGTCTATCAAACTGGCTCAAGAAATATCATCCCGAATTGTTATCATTTGGATTTTTATCTCCAGTTTCATGGAGATGTAGCATGATTTGGTCCGCCTATTTAGGACTTCCACTCTCTCTTGAAGGCGTTGGAACAGTTCTCAAACTCAAAGACCAAAAGATGAAAGAAGGAACTGACCTCATTCGCTACTTCTGCTTACCTTGTAAGCCTACTAAGGTCAATGGGGGTAGACTTCGCAACTTTCCACATCACGCGCCTGACAAGTGGGCTACCTTTATCGATTACAACAGACGTGATGTTGATGTCGAATTGGCCATCAAGGAACGACTGAAAAACTTCCCAGTACCTGATTTTGTTTGGGATGAGTACCTCCAGGATCAGATTATCAATGACCGTGGTATTGGCATAGATGTTGATTTTGTTAAAGCCGCTATAAAAATAGACGGAGAGAACAAAGTCAAAATTCAAGAAGAGTTAAAAACATTAACAGATCTTGAAAATCCCAACTCTGTTCTGCAGATGATTGGCTGGTTACGAGAACACGGAGTAGCAACAGATTCTCTAGACAAAAAAGCTGTGAAAGAATTACTCAAAACGGTTGATGATTCGACTGCTCAAGTTCTTAAACTCCGTCAGCAAGCTGCCAAATCAAGTGTATCCAAATATCAAGCCATGATGAACTGTGTTTGTAAGGACGGTCGAGCAAGGGGGATGTTTCAATTCTATGGAGCAAACCGTACAGGTCGATGGGCTGGCCGTTTGGTACAACTTCAGAATCTACCTCAGAACCACCTTCCTGACCTTGAGGAAGCGAGAGATCTTTTCAGAACCGGTGACTTAGAAGCTACTGAACTCCTTTACGAGACTCAGGATACCTTATCTCAACTTATCCGAACAGCCTTTATCCCTAGCAAAGGAAAGAAATTCATTGTTTGCGACTTTTCAGCTATCGAAGCTCGTGTACTGGCCCACTTAGCTGGAGAGAGATGGCGGAGTAAGGTATTTGAAGAAGGGAAAGATATCTACTGCATGTCCGCTTCTCAGATGTTTGGAGTACCAGTTGAAAAACATGGACAAAATTCTGAATTGAGACAAAAAGGGAAAATTGCAGAGCTTGCTTGTGGCTATGGTGGTTCAGTCGGTGCACTCAAAGCCATGGGTGCCATTGATATGGGACTAACTGAGGAAGAACTCCAACCACTAGTAAACTCATGGCGACTAACTAATCCGAATATCGTTCTCCTATGGTGGGATGTCGATAATGCTGTAAAGACTGCTGTAAAGGAACTAATTCCAACATCTACTCACAGTATTCAATTTGAAGTAAGAAGCAGCATTCTATTCATTACACTCCCATCTGGTCGTAAATTATCATATATTAAACCAAGAATTGGAGAGAACCAGTTCGGTGGAGAGTCCGTCACTTATGAGGGAACTGGAACTGCTAAACGTTGGGAGAGGTTAGAAAGTTATGGTCCAAAATTTGTGGAGAACATTGTCCAAGCTATCAGTAGAGACATTCTTGCTTACTCTTTGAAGCAACTGAAAGAGTTTAAAATTGTAGGTCATGTCCATGATGAAGTAATAATCGAATGTCCTATGGAACATAAAATTGATAAGATTGCATCATTGATGGGTATTGCACCAGACTGGATGTCTGATATTAACCTTCGTGCCGACGGATACGAATGCTTATTCTATCAGAAAGATTAGCAAAAAATCGCCACCTCACAATTGAGATGGCGATTCTGTTATTTATTTAATTCTTTATAAAGCTCAATCCCTTCTTTCTTAGTTTTATTGACTTTTTTATAGCCTGCAGATTTCTGTACTCCTAGTTTTTCAAAGATTTCCTTATTCTCATAACCATCAAATAGCATTTCCAAAATTTCTGGTGCTTGAAAGTTTGATTCTGCAAGTTTTGATTTCAAAAACTCAAATTGATCCATGAATAGATAAAGCTCAATCCCGTCATCGATAACTGGTAAATCTTGTTTCTCTGTGAATGCTTCCCAGGATGAAACTTTAGGGGCATTTTTACTCGGCTTACGAAAATCTTTGAGATAATCATTAACTGAGTTGTTATACCACCAGACCATCTGTTCATAGTCCTCTTCTGCGACTGGAACAAAGGCAGTTAGTATTGAAATACCCATGATACGACATTGACGAAACGTGCCACGTAGCAAACCTGAATGATGTGAAGTCATGTAGTAATCCTGTACAAACATAGGTGCTAGTACTTCACTTTCAGTTGGATGTACTCCAGTTGATGAAGATTGAGCTTGGCAGTAGTTGAAAAAGTTGACGTTGATTGTCATGATTGATTGACTTTCCAGTTAATACCGAAAGTACACATGACAAATCAAGGCATGCAAAAAATATTCTTGACCGCATAGTTACTTTCCTCTATGTTATCGGTCAGCCAATTTCACAAGCTGAAAAAAGTAATCAATACCAAAACGTCTGAAATTATGGTCGTCGTCACGACTCAGTTTTGGTAATGATAATCGTTTAGAGATATCTCATCTCATAGTTAAATTGTAATAGAAAACAATCCGTAATTGAAGTTCACGATTAAATCGATTACTATATAATATCGTTATTGTTTTTTATTTATTTTAGGTTAAAATTACTTTATAATAATCCTGAAAGTAAGCTATATATGGAAAGTAAATTTACATTCGAAAATAAGATTGAAAACTATTCATTAACAGATACTTTTGATCCGAACTCTGGTCAAGAGATTCTTACATTATATTGTTCACATTTGCCTAAACCTAATTATGCAAAGTATAATTTTGATAGCTTAACGGGTCTTGTTACAAGTAATGTAGATACAAAAAAAAATAATCCATTTGGTGAGTTCTTGTCCATTAACAAAAGTACCTTTATGGATTATTTAACTAAATATGGATTTTTATTTGATTGGGAAAGTAGTGAAAATTTTGATAGCATTGAGTTTAATTACATTCTTGAATTTCAAAGCAGACTTAAACTTCTTTTATCGATTTTCAACAATATCGCCAAATCTATTGAATACAAAGAATTATTGTTAAGTACATTCTTATTAATAGGTAAGCCACAATTAGAGCTAAATCTTGGAAAAAGTAAATACATATTCCCTTCTTTATTTCCATTTCATGGGCTTCGCAATTCAATACCAGAAAAAAACTTAAATGATATGACATCCAGACATACCTCTTCAACTGGTAAAATAACAACGTACATAAAAGTAGAGAATATATTTACCGAAAATGGATTTACATGTGATTTAAATATTTCACTTTATCAAGACATAATTGAAAATTCCCAATACGATGATTTTATAAAGGATATTTTTTATCTGTATGTAAACAAGCCTGCAAATCTTGAACCTATAACAGTACACATTATTGACTTCATATATTTGTTCTTCAGTAAAGTTGGTATTTGCGACATTTCAAATTCAAATTTAAATTTTGAAGATGAAGACTTATCAAATTTTATGAAATCAAGTGAATTGAAAAATGCACTATTAATCTTGTCAAAGGAAATACTTGCACTGGAAATTAATAGAGGATTAGCTAAAGTGCAACCTAAAATAAATTTAGATACTCTACTACCTGATTGGAATTTACCAGATTTAATTTCAGCATTTTACTTCACTTTATTTTACTCAAACCCTAAAATTGCTATGTACAAAATTTGCGAGAATGTAGGATGTAACACCCCATTTTATGTTCAAAGGTCAAATACAATAAAAAAATATTGCTCTGAAAGTTGTAAGAACGCTTCTTCTCAGAGAAGATATAGAAATAAACAAAAAGACTTTCAGTGAAAATTATCACTGAAAGTCTTATTACATATTTGCTAATTTTTCATCAACCTTTTCGGAGATTAAATCGGATAATTCTTGAATATACTGAGTTCGATTTCTTGCAGAATTATGTACCAATGTTTTTACATCAACTAAAATACCTTGAACACGCTCATAAGTTTTATCCTGACCCTTCCACTCACCAAGAGCTTCTCCGATATATTGATACATTCCGTCTGTTTGAAAAATTTCGTGACTCTTTGAAAATGGCATTAAGAATGCATTATATACTTTTGAATTATGTCCATGTATTTCTTTTAGCGAATCTTGATTTGCCACATACTCACCATATGTAATTTGCTTATTAATACTTGTTGACGGAGGCAAATCTTTCATTAAGTTAGTTTGACCGAACTTGTAGTATTTTGCATCTAATACAAAAACATTATCATTGTAAACCATAATAGTATCCGGTTCTAGTGCATACCCTTTTGAAGTTTTTGTCTCAAAAACTAAATCCCATTTTGTTCTAGGAAAATATGAAGTTTTATTGGCAATTCCATATGTATAATCTATTAGATTTTCCCAGATAAATTGGAAATTATTAGTTCCAAAATAAAACTTATCCGGTTCCTCTTGCCTATCCTTATAATTAAGTATGTCAATCATACTTTGGAAAAGTCTTCTCTCCATATCATTAAAAGTTGTAGCCATCTTTTTTTTGATAATAGACTCAAATTGAGATCTATTATAGTTTATACGAGCTTTTTCAGGTAGAGGAAGCTGATACAGCCACCCCATATTTAGAAACGCTTCATATACACAGAATTTGTTTATTTCCGTTAAAAGAGTAATGTCAGTATCACTTTGCTTTTTAGATTCCATTTTCAAAAATTTGAATCCATTTCCTTGAACAACTGGTTGAACACGTTTTATAGTCCTCGACCAGTTAATTCGGCCTCCCAAAGTTTGAATATAGTACTCTTCAGTCTCCTTATAATATGTACCACGATTAATAAAATCATGTATAACAAATGTATAAGCCTCCATTGGAAAGTTTAACGTTTTTAGAGCTTGATTCACGTCTACAGTTCTTAGGCGAGACTCTTCATCATTATGAGCTTGTAAGACGGAAACAAGGGCAATTATATCTCTTCTTGCTGTTTCTGCATCTTTTGCAATCTCAAAACCTAATGGAAAATTGACAGTAACTTCTTGTACACCTTCTATTATCTCAGCTTTAATACCGACAAACGTATCACCTTCCATATTTGTTGCAACACGACACATATCCAGTAAGGATTTATTCGGTACTGTCAGCATCTTCTTCTCCTGTGTCGATGTTATTATCTATTAAAGTTGCTTCCCTAAGATTTTCTAACTCCTCTTTGATATCTTTTGCGAAAACATCAAAACGCCCATTTTCAGGATTATCATTATCCGTGAATCGCTTAATAATTGCCTCTAAACTTGGATACAAAGCAACATCAAAGATATCTTCACGATTAAACTTGAAGGCATCATCCCAAAGATATTTCAAAACTTTTTCTGCAAAGCGTTTATTCTTTTTATTGAAATCTTTACCAGAATCACCTGCTGGTACTTGGCGTATCCGTTCAATATTCAATACATTGCCAGAAATAAAGTATGCTCCCATTCGCTTATCTTCTGATGTTAGAGTCTGGCTACTAGTCTCAAGAATTTTTTTATTGATAACTTTGTTGAATACTTTCCAAGAATATTGTGTATCTGCAATAAAATAATTCCCATATTTCGATAAATCAACATCATTTTCAATCATTTCCATTGTCCATCGACGTTGAAATGCTGTATCAAGAGTGAATACATTTTGGTCTGCGGTATTCATTGTTGCAAGTAACGATAAGTTAGAAGGGATTTTAATTTGATGAGACTTATCACCATAAATTTCCGTAGCAAGTATTGAATTGTTAATACCGTACACGCTCTCACCACTAACACTTCTATCCAATAATTGAAAGATTTCTCCAAATATTCCTGGAGCATTACCTCGATTTAACTCTTCAATTACAAGATAATAGTGTTCACTAGGATTAGCAATTGCTTTTTTCACAATTCTTGTAAAAGGCCCTGGTGAAAATAGGTAGGTAATATCTCCATTATCTTTTACAGTAGGCATTATTTGACCAACAAAGTCAGTATTCATATAATCTGGATGAAAAACTAATCGCTCCATTCTATTTTCATCATTACAATATTCGGTAGCAATTTTATAACTTTTTCCAGATCCTGGAACCCCATATAAGAGGATATTTTCTCCACCTCTTATTATATTCTCCTTACTTAATTTACTCACATCTTGATTTATTTCTAAAAATTTATCCACGTTATAAATTTTTAATGATTTCAATCGATCTGAAAACTTTTCAAATACTGAAGGATTTATTACAATTCCTTTATCTTCTGAATTCTTTGAAATCTCTAGGAATCCCCATCTTTCCAACATCATGATTGGTTTACAATCTACATATTTCTGTGCTTCTTCAGGAACTACTACACCTCCTTTATTCCTAGCGGCTCTCACTTCTAATATGCTTTCTGTGTATGATTTACCATGATCAACCATAGAATTCAATAAATAAGCAAATTCTTTATAGCTTAGATAATCTAAATCAATGATTCCACGAATAAAAAGTGAGGGTGGTTCAACGTCAGAATTACTTGATGGCACTCCAAAATTATCTCTACCAAATTTAATATTCTCCAACGCATCCATAATGATTTCTTGCATCGCAGATTTATCGGATGCCATTAAAGCCTCGTACATCTTCTTTCCAGCTGTTGTAATTCTTCTTTGAGACTGAGCATTATTTATATCTTGCCATTCCGTAAAACCAAAATAAGAAGTTATTTGAGATTTCTTTGTATAAGATGAAGAGTACTGATCAGCACCAATTAGTTCTTTTAATTGAATTTTGTACTCCTCATTGGGTAACCATCCGTCTGCTTCATAGTATATTCTCAGCACTGCTTCAATTTCATTTAAAAGTGCACTATTTTTAGGCATTACTATCTTTTCCATATTATCTCGCTCCATCTAATTTTTTCAAAAGCTCTAACATTATTCGTTTGACCATATTTGAAGGTATCCCTTCTCCAATTACTCGCCTAATGAAGCGCTCATTCGCCCAATCAGGTATATTCCAGTCTAGAGGCAAACTCATTACGATTAGTATTTCATAAATTGTTAGAACTCTTGCATCCGAGTATAAATTGGTTCCTTTTATCAACCTACCCGGATGTACGCAAGCAAGTGATGAGATTACACCATTATTTTGAGTTATTGTACGACCCGCCATATCCCATTTTTGCCGTCTATAATTATTATGGTGTGCTTTTATTCTTTTTCCATCTTTCTTACATGGATAATATTCTTTATTGTATATTGCTGAAGTACCTGTTGGAGTATGTTGCATCCATTCAACATGCCTTAACGAATGAACAGGAGGATAGTGCCATTTTGAAACTTTTAATCCTTCTAGTCTTTTCGTTTCAAAATTCGGAAACATTTTCAATGTAATATCCTTTCCTTCTCGAATTTCTGGGTCAAGAGATGGCAACCCCCCAATCGCTTCTTCTAAAGTGATTTCAGGCAATTCTTCAGGAAATTCCCATTTAATATCTATATCATTCCGAACTAAAATATAAATATTTCTTTCTCGTAACTGAGGAACACCTTGATACCTAGCTTTTATTAAAGTGTCATCGTTAAATTTATAATCCATCCCTAGTTCCATTTTGATATACTCTGGAATTAACATAATTTCATCATTGTGCACGATTTTTGTCGTCAATTGTTTTGGTACATTTTCTAATAAAATAAATTCTGGCTTTATTCTCTTAATAACATCTATTGCATAAAAAATCAACTGATTTCGTTCATCGAATTCTTTCCTCAAACCAGCTTCACTCATACCTTGGCACGGTGGTGTTGCAATAATGAAATTTACTTTATTTTCAATAGATTGATTTACAATTTCATCGCGTATATTATCATCTGTAATATCACCACAAATCATTTTGGTTTTTGGGTAAAGATGCTCATAAAACTTTGCACGTTTTTCATCTATCTCGTTAGCCACTTTGATAGCAACTCCAATGTCTTCGAAATAAGCCTCGGCCACTCCAACATTTGAGAATAAAGACAACCCCCTAATTTTTTCCATCATTCCATACCTCTTATACCAGATAAGTTATCAAATACTTTTTTTACGAAAAGTGGAGGAATCCCTTCACCTATTATTCGGCGAACAAAAGCCTCTGGAGCGTTATCTGGAATATTCCAATTTTCTGGAATTGTCATAATTAACATTATTTCATATAAAGTCAGAGTCCTAGCATCTGAATAAATATTTTCTCCGTTTTTGGTAGTAATTTTTCTCCCAGGATGAACATTATTTTGAGAGGATATTTTTCTATTATCCATAGTAACTGTATAAGCTGGGCGATCCCAACTCTGCCGCTTATAGGTATTTCTGTAGCCCTTAACTGCTGTTCCATCAGCTTTTCGAGGATAAAATACCTCATTATCAAATGCAGTTTCCCCTGATGCCGTATGTTGCATTACTTCCACTTGCCTAAAAATATGATGTGGTGGCTCATGCCACTTTGAAATTTTTAACGCTTTAGCACGTTTCTCAGAAAAGAACGGAAATATTTTATTACGTTCTTCCTCATTTAAATCCTTAATAAAAGGATCTAAATCTGGTAAATGTCCTATAGCATCTCTTAATGTTACCTTCTTGCCATCAGGTGTAGGAATTTCCCAAATTAAATCAAGATCTATTCTTGTAAGTAATATTATAGCTCTTTCCCTACTTTGAGGGACACCGAAATCGCTCACATCAATAGATGAAATACTAAAACGATATTTTTCTGATAGTTTTTCTTGTAAAAAATCAATAATTAATTTATTTTCGCCTTCAACAAATATACTCGTTTTAAGAAACATTGGTACATTTTCTATAAAAACATATTTCGGATTGATTAACTCTACTGCATCAATAACAGGTAAAATCAACATATTCCGATCATCATCTATCTGCTGCCTTCCAGCTGTACTCATACCCTGACATGGCGGAGTAGCCATTAAGACATCTACATTTTTGCTTTTAGATTTTTCTACAAACATATCAAAAACGTCTTGATTAGTTATGTCTCCGACAATCATTTCAGTCCTTGGATATATTGAAGAATATAGCTTTGCGCGCCTTTCCTCCAATTCATTAGCAACAACAACATCAAATCCTATTTTTTCTAGATATGCTTCTGCTACACCAATATTAGAGAACATGGAACAAACTTTAATTGGATTTGTAATCTCATTTGTCAGCTTTGTATGGGAATGATAAAATTCTAAAAACTCAAAATAAAGGCGAATCGATCGTCTTAACTGTGACTTTACAGAAGATGATGCAGAAATATCCGCTATGATTTCATAATAACTATCAATTTTTAAATTTTGATTTAACCCTAAATATCTATTTACTCTATTTAAACGACATACTATATCTTTCACTACCTTCTGAGAATAACTTTTATTTAATACAAGCCAATCCCTGAACTCAAATTCATTAAGCATATGATCTACCTTTCTAAAGTACAATCATACCACAAACCCAAAAAGGCGTCAATTTTTATTCTTTTTTGGGAATTAAAAATTTTAGATACGAACGAAATTATTCTATTCTTAAAAAATTTATCTTTTTTTTATATAATTGTTGCATAATAAAGCAACAAAGGTGGAGCAACATGTTCTCGGGAATTCGTCTCAAAGAAAAAAGAATTGAAAAAAATTTAAATCAGTCTGAAATTGCCAATAAATTGGATATCAATAGAGCTTCTTATAGTAAGTGGGAATCAGGTAAATCTATCCCTAACCAAAAAAATCTCACCGCTCTCTCCAAAATCCTTGATGTCCCCGTCACCTATTTCGAATCTGAGTACAATATCGTCAATAACTATCTTCAGTTATCTCCTGACAATCAGGTAAAGGCAGAAGACTATGTAGAGGAACTTCTACTTTCACAACAAACCCCTAACGTCACTCCCCTCTTCTCAGTACAAGTGCTAGCAGATGTTCAGTGAAAAGGCAACACTTTTCTGTACAACATTTATAAAGTGTTTTTCTAGGCAATTAATCTTTTAGTCATTGGTGTTTGGTAGTTGAGACTACCATGAATGCGGTGGTAATTCCACCAATGAACATAGTCTTTAGTCTTAAGAGCTAATTCTTCCAGCGATTGAAAGGTTTCTTGATAAACAAATTCAATTTTGAAAGCACGATACGTACTTTCAGCTACGGCATTGTCATAAGGACAACCAGCCTGACTAAGCGAACGTGTGATTCCAAAGGCTTCCAACATTTCATCAATTAACTGATTATCAAACTCTTTGCCACGATCTGAATGGAACATCTTGACTTTGGTCAGGGCGTAAGGGATGCTTTGTATGGCTTGCTTAACAAGTTCAGCGGTCTTGTGCCAACCAAGAGACAGGCCGATGATTTCACGGTTGTATAGGTCAATGATGAGGCAAACATAAGCCCAACGATTGCCTACACGAACATAGGTTAAGTCAGTGACTAAGGCTTGTAGTGGTCTTTCTTGCTTAAATTGCCTGTCTAAGTGGTTGGGAATAGGGGCTTCATTCTTGCCTCTGGAATGTGGTTTGAAGGTGGCTTTCTGATAAACAGAAACCAAATTGAGTCGCTTCATGATGCGTCGAATCCGACGACGTGAAAGTGTGATGCCTTCGTTATTCAAACATATTTTGATTTTTCTGAATCCGTATCTGGACTGGCTCTCGAGGAAAATTCTTTTAATAGTTTCTTCAAGCTCCGTTTCAGATACTGACTCCACTGCTTGATAGTAATAACTTGAGCGTGGCATATTCAGCCAGCGACACATCTTTGAAATGCTGTATTTATCCTTATTAGCAGTGATTATTTCCCTTTTTGTGCCATAATCACCGCCGCTTGCTTTAGGATATCTAATTGCATTTCGAGTTCTTTATTGCGTTTCCTGAGTTCAATCAGCTCTCGCTGTTCATCTGTCAGATTATCAACAGACTTGAATGAACCTGTTGTTTTGGCTTGTCTGACCCACTTATCGAAGGTGGAAGGGGTTAGCTCATATTCCTTGATGAGACTGCTACGCTTTCTACCAGCATTGTAAAGGTCAACAATTTGTTGCTTAAAATCATCGGTGAAGTGACGACGTACTTTTCTAGACATGGTTTTTCTCCTATTTTTCTTAAGTGTAGAACACTTTATAATTTCTGTCTAGTTTAGTGTAACCTATTCACAGCTATCTGCTGGTCTCGGAGAAGGATTCTTTGACGAGTTTGAAACTGAAACAGTCTACTCCAATGAGGAACAATACGGTTACGACATTGCTGCTTGGATTGAGGGAGACTCTATGGAGCCTATCTATAAGAGTGGTGAAGTCGCACTAATTCGTTCAAACGGATTCGACTATGATGGAGCTGTCTATGCACTATCTTGGAATGACTCTGTCTATATCAAAAAGCTCTACCGTGATGAGGATGGATTTAGAATGGTTTCCCTGAATAAGGATTATCCAGAGAAGTTCATCCCTTATGAAGATGAACCAAGGATTGTTGGTCTCGTTGTGGGTCACTTTATGCCTGTCGAGGGAGTATAGTAATGAAATTAAAAGATATCTTAGAACTTGGGACGTATGGTTTCAATCCTGATTGTAAAGTCGAAATTTTCAATATGGATAACTTTGAAGAGCGACTAGAGAATGAAGGATTCGATGAAATTCTTATTCCTCAAAATGAGGATGTAAAAATCTATCCTTACGCTTTTTTGATAGAAGATTCTATTTTGATTGCAATGACCGAGGAGGATGACAATACCAATGAACGTTAAAGAAATGATTTACATAAAGGACGAACGTATTATCTTCACTCCTGATAAGTTCGAATACGACATCACTGATTACATCGGTGAACTTATCGAAGAGCTAGAGAAACTCAAACGGAGATAATCTTATGGGCTATATCGACTACTCTATAGAACCTCAAAGTGACATAGCCTTCCTCGATATGAAGTCCTTTTACGCTTCGGTTGAGTGTGTAGATAGAGGTTTACATCCGCTCTATACATCATTATGCGTCATGAGCCGAGCAGATAACTCAGCAGGATTAATACTGACTTCTTCTCCTATGTTTAAGAAAGTTTTCGGTAAAGCGAACGTAGGGCGTTCCTACGACTTGCCTTTTGACATAAACACTCGTAAATTCAGCTATCAGAATGCGTGGAAACAGGGTCTTGAGGTAACACCGAAATATAAATCTCTCATCGAACACTGGGCAAAGCGTACACTCATTGTTCCTCCACGCATGGACAGATATATTGAAAAGAATTTAGAGATTCAACATATCTTTCAAGACTATGCAGCTCCAGATGACATTCTCCCCTATTCAATTGATGAAGGTTTTATCGACCTTACTAGCTCACTTTCTTACTTTATTTCTGATAAGTCAATGTCAAGGAAAGATAAGTTAGATAATATTTCGGCTATGATTCAGAGAGATATTTACCGTAAAACAGGTATTATTTCAACTGTTGGAATGAGCAATTCCAACCCTCTCCTAGCTAAACTAGCTCTTGATAATGAAGCTAAGAAAACCGCTACAATGAGGGCTAACTGGTCATACCAAGATGTAGAAACTAAAGTATGGTCCATTCCGAAATTAACCGACTTTTGGGGTATAGGCAGTAAAACCGAGATTCATTTACAAAAACTTGGTATTCATTCAATCAAAGAACTGGCCAATTTCAATCCTGATATTCTCAAAAAAGAAATCGGTAAAGTTGGTGTTCAGCTTTGGTTTCACGCAAATGGAGTTGACGAGAGCAACGTCCATGAACCTTATAAACCAAAATCACGAGGCTTGGGTAACTCACAAGTTCTTCCTAGAGATTACAGAACCCAAAGAGAAATTGAAATCGTATTAGCTGAAATGGCTGACCAGGTTGCTAACCGTCTTCGCTCGGCACATAAGAAAGCTACTGTCGTTTCTATTCATATTGGCTATTCTAGAACTGAGATGAAAAAATCTATAAATGCTCAGAAAAAAATTGACCCAGCAAATCTTCCAAAAACAATGGTTGGTCATGTACTAGAATTATTCCGAAAGAAATACACCTCTGGTGCAGTGAGACAAATCGGTGTATCTTATAGTGGCTTCGTAGATGAAAACTATACTCTATTATCACTCTTTGATGATGTAGAACAAATTGAAAAAGAAAATAGACTTCAGACAGCAATCGATGTTGTCAGAGAACAGTTCGGATTTTTGGCTATTCAAAAAGGAACCGTCCTAACTGAAGGTTCCAGAAATATTGAACGTAGTAAACTTATCGGCGGTCACTCCGCTGGTGGATTGGAGGGATTAAAATGATTGACCGTTCATACTTACCATTTCAGTCAGCAAGAGAGTACCAGGATACTAAGATGCAAAAATGGATGGGATTTTTCCTATCTGAGCATACATCTGCTCTTGCTGATGATGCAAACAAAGTAACGTACATGTCTGATTTATCACTAGAGAAGAAATTATTACTCCTCAGTCAGATGTATGCTGGGCAACTGAACACCCGCATTCATGTCGTTGAAAAAAACAAGCGAGTTTCCTACACTGGGACAATACCAAGTCTGACCAAAGATTACTTTTTGATAAAAACTCCAACAGGTCACATCAAATTGAAATTGAGAGATATTATTAGTATTGAACTTGTAGAGGAGGTCCTCTATGAATCAGCTTGA